ATGACGGCGAAAGCAGCACAAAAAATATCGCTGTGGGAATTTTTCCAGCAACTGGGTAAAACCTTTATGCTGCCCGTGGCACTCCTCTCGTTCTGCGGGATCATGCTCGGGATCGGCAGCTCGCTGAGCAGTAAAGACGTCATCACGCTGATCCCGTTCCTCGGTACCCCGGTGCTGCAGGCGATCTTCATCTGGAGACTATTAAGTCTTTTAACGAAGTGGCTTGATGTTGGATTGATGTGCGGTAACTTCAGCTATGTTGCCGCGATACGATTTGTCATGTGCAATGAACTAACGTCGTTTCGCGGTAACTTTATGCCCCACCCATGCCCCATCACATCACCGGACAATCATCAAACTCACCCGAACGCGCGTCGTTGATGATATACGTGATCACCCCAAATACCGGACGCGAAGTGTCGGATACCTCATCCTTATCTGGCAAACTCTCCCGTTTACCGTTCTCAAGGTTTTCCAGGTGTGGCCGCGGGTGTGTGCGATACCGCTTAATCCTAAACTCACCGCTATCTGTGCAAACCAGCAATGAACCATCACATGGAGACAGTGACGCGTCGACAACCAGCAAAGCACCGTTGAGGATACCTTCCCGGTAATGCGTTGCACCGGCCCGCATAAAGTACGTAGCCGCTGGCCTGGTGATGATGCGCTCGTCAAGCGATATACGCTGTTCAACGTAATCCGTAGCCGGCGAAGGAAAGCCCATTAGAAAACCCTCCCCATATTACGTAGGATCCAATAACGGTTGTCGCTTCCGTCGGTCGTCTTATCAGCGAAATCTGGCTGGTATCTCTCAATCCATGCGTTAGCGTCTGCTTGGATGAAATGCCAGTTCCTCTCACGCAAATTATTGATGAATTTATTTGTTTTTAGGCAAAGGTAGCCCTTTGGATTCTTTTCTATAGAGGCTAAAAAAGCTGCGTGAATATCATATTGGCGAGGCATAGCAGCACCCTCACTTGATTATTGACTGTATGTATATACAGTAGTATTTTTGTTTCACCAGATCAAGTCAGCAAGGATGGAGAGTGATGTTCGTTGAGTTGGTTTATGACAAGCGTAATGTTGATGGTCTGGTAGGCGCCAGAGAGATTATCCTGGCCGAGTTGACTAAGCGTGTGCACCAGATTTTCCCTGATGCCGAAGTGAAAGTGAAACCGATGCAGGCAAACGGCCTAAATAGCGATGCCAGCAAAAGCGATCGGGAAAAACTGAACCGCATGCTGGAGGAAATGTTTGAAGAGTCCGATATGTGGCTGGTTTCTGAGTTCCCGACAGTTCGCCAGGTTGGGCTTTAACTATCTATCGTGTAATTTTCCCCACGTTTGCTCGGACATGAACACTAAGCAACCTGCCGCCTCCCGTTTTTGCATACGACGGGAGGCGGTTTCCTTGCCCGCCGCCTGGCTATATCATTCACGAACCTGACTGGCTAAGCTCTGAGGCAGCTTTCACCGCTTTAATAATATCACGAGCCTTGTCCGGATCGTTAAGCGCCAGTTCCACCAGATTGAAGAGTTCTTTGATTGCTTCAGTATGGTACGCGGCAGCCACGCCTGATGTATCGAGAAACTTAAAATTCTCAATCACCGTGCCGTCGCTAAACCTGCGGTCTCCGTATGTTTTGACAGCATCAGGACACCACTTTTCTACATCCTGAGCAATGAGCCCGACACCCCTACCACCATCCTTAATATTATAAGTAACCCCGCGAAGAGAGAGTATGGCAGCAAGAGGTTGCGCTACCGCCTCAATATTCGACTTGTGACGTTCATCAGAACCATTAACCCAGGGTCCTTGCGAAGTAGCAGAACCATCGTAATTGAATGCCCAGTATTTTGTAGTGCCTGGTCCATAATAGTAAATTGTGTAAGCCAGAGTGTCCGTTCCAGACCCTCGAGTAATACCCGCAACCCAGCTATCGCTGTACCATTTGTACTGAAATGCGCCTACATATCCTGTTGTTGGCGTATCTCCATCACCCGAGATTGTAAGTATATTATTGTCCCTACCTGCCCCCTGCTGCACCTTTCCTTTTAAAACGAACCCCTTAGAAAGATCAACATCAAGCCCACCGTTGGCAGAAATAACAGAGTTAGCATCGGCAGCGATTGGCGCGCTTTTCAAATTCAGCTGACCTGTTAGTGTCCCGCCAGTTTTTTGAAGGGCACCAGTGATGCGAGAATCATCGCCAGCAGCTACGGTACCAGTTACCGTCCCAACACTCCTGGTGGCGCTGTTTCCCAAACCGAGGTTTGTGCGACTGCCTTCTGCCGTGGTTGCCCCGGTTCCGCCGTCTTCGACAGCTAGCGCGCCGTTGCTCCCTTTCTGTGCCAGCTTACCGATGCCAGGGATGGTTACGGAGGTGCCGTTGATGGTTACAGTGATGCTCTGATTGGCTGAGGTTGTGGCGAACGTCTCCCACGCGCCAATATTCTCGTCATACTCTTTGATGAGTTGCGACATGGCCTGTGCCAGTCCGTCGACAGAGATATTGTCGGACACCAGGATTCCATACTTCTGGCCACTAAGTGCCGGAGCGGCGGCAGGTGTAACCGTCATTGAGGTGGAACTGTCCACGCTTGAGATCTGGAAAATTTGTACCGGGCTCGACATGACGATAATCGTCTGGCCAGCGCGAACCTGGCTGGCGGGTGCCGTCCAGTTTGTACCCGTCCCGGTGGCGGTATTTCCGTTGATAGCAATGGTGCCAGTGTTATAAAGCATATTTTCTCCAGGCAACAAAAAACCCCGCCGGAGCGAAGTTGTATTCGAATGAGGTGGGTTATTTACAGGTAGTGCCAGTGAATGTATTTGCACCTACCCAGCGCCAGTTAAAGGGATCACCGGCTCGGTACTGCGTCTGGTTATTTTGTTTACGAACACCGTAAATCTGGACGGTATTTTCCTGACCGCCAACGATGGCCGTTCCGCTGCAAATTGGTTCCTGTTTCTCAATTACTCCAGCGCAGCCTGAAAGCATGACAGCGCCAGCCATGCAGATAAGTAGCTTAATCATATTGATGGTATCCAGGGGTATTCATGAACTTAGACAATACCAACATGAAAGAAACGGGTATAATTGATTAGATAGATCAATTATTTGTTATTGATCGCTCAAAACGATCAATCAGTCATAGGCCGCTGTATTTATCGCGGTCAAGGAAATGCCAGTATTCGTTCCCCCTCCCGGAGAACCTGTTCCGGTGGAGGTTCCCCCTGCATTTATCCTCGTATTAGTCCCGTCAAACCTGCAAGCCGAATAAGCATTGATGGTGTAGATGGTCGGAGGCTGGGTGGAGTTATTCACAACGATGGTCTGCCCAAGCTGTGCAGGCGCAACAGCCCATGACCCGCTCAGCGTCTGGTCAATATTAATCCCGCCGCTTGCACCTGGCGTGCCCACTGTTTGAAGATCAGAAAGCACCCTTGATTCGTTCGTCAGAACAAGCTTCCCGGAGGCATCCCAGATAGCAAATCCCCACGCGGGAAGTGTTTGCGGAAAAATTGCAAATACATATGCTGTCAGCGTAAAGCCCTGGTTATAGGGATTTACGCCACTAATATAGACATTTCCTCCTATCCGATATGACATGGCCGGAGTCGGCTGCGCAGTATTAGTCGTTTTTATGAAGACCATTACCGGATAATCGTCAGGAACCGAAAGATATTGCGCCACCTGCTGAGAGCTGCCATTAGCTGAGGAATTGAAGGAGTATTTTCCGTAGAGGCAGAAAGGCGTTGATTGTGGTGTAACAAAGGGATTGCCGTTCTCCATTAATATCATTGCGCCAAAGTCAGACACTATGCTTTCTCCATGAAAACGATCACCTCACACTTAGAGGCCGGGTAATTTCCCAGGCCTACAGAAGAGGCAGCAGTTACAGTTATTGTGTTCCCTGACGCGACAATGCGCCTCCCTACGCTGCTTCCTCCTTCATCAAGTGTGAGCACAAAGCCGACCTTCATTCCTGAGGGCACCGCGAAAGACCAGTTGCCGGAGTTTTGTCCGGCAGCCAGCTGTATACGCCCAACAACTGAAACTGGCTTGATACCGTAGTTGTTGGGTTTACCCGACGCATCCCATGTTTGTATACCCCATGACATCAAAACACCCCTGTAAGTTTGCCGATTTGCACGCGGAGCACGCCATTTGAATCCCTGATACTGTCAGTGACATTGGTGGATTTTCTTGCTCCCTGACCGTCGCTGCCGTAGTTTTCCCAGGTGCCGCCTTTATCAAGTTTCCAGCCTGCCGAGCCAGCCACATAGTTATTCGACTGGATATAGTTACCGATTTTGGCGTTCTCAATGGTACCGTCCTGAATGAAGCTGGCCCTGATGAACGTCTGACCATTCTGGATCACAAATGGCAACGCCACGCTGTTTCCTGCTGCCGTAGTGACGGCAAAACGGTCGGCCAGGAAGATTACCTGCGACTGCATCCCTGATGGCGTATTCTCCACCCCGATCCCCATGCCTGCGGCGTAATACTGGCCATTACTCGTTACCGCAACTTTGATGTTGTACATCGCGCTGAGTTGGCCGTTTACGTTCGCAATTGCCTGGGCGTTCGTTGTTATCGCCGCCGTATTTCCGTTTATGGTCGCAGTGATGGCGTTTATCTGCGTCGCCGTGGTCTGCTGGTAATTCGAAACCGTCTGGCTCAGACTGTTGATGGATGCCGTATTGCCGTTGACGTTCGTCTGCAGGCTCAGCAATGCGCGTGCCGTTGCCTCCCTGTCAGTGACGATCACCTCATCAATGCGGTCCAGCTGCGCGCTGTTACCGGCGACGGATGCAGACAGGGTTTTACGCGCAGCCACCTGCGCCAGCCCGTTCTGGATAATGGCAATGGCTGAGTTCTTGACCCCGCCCGTCATGCCGTCCATAGACACGCTGATGCTGTCGATTCGCTGGCCCAGGGCGGTATCAGCCGTCGCAACGGTCTGCTCAAGCTGACTGAGTGAAGACGAAACATTCCCGACCGTGCTGGAAAGCTCATTAACGCTGGTTTGAACCTTCCCGACGTCCTGGGCATTTTTGGCGATATCCTTCGCCTGCTGCTCCAGTTCGTCGTTGGCCTGTTTGATATCGTTAGCCATGCCAGCAATTTTTTCATTGCTGTCCACTGCATTCTCGATCATGTCTTTGAACGTATCAGTCTCTTTAATATCCTCCAGGATTGCATTGGTGATATCACTGAAGTCGTCCGTTGGTTTTCCAGAAGCCTCTACAAATCCTGAAACGCCAAATGCATTACGAGTTCGAACATAAACGTAATAAACATGGTCAAACTTAAGTTTTTGGATGGTCCACTGATTGCCACGGCCAAGGAATTGAGCTTTATTCTCAATGTCGTCGGACAATGGAATCGGAGTCTCACCTGCGTACCAAAATTCAAAAGAAGTATCAGATGTGGCAGTAACAGACATGACCGGAACTAAAGTGGCCTGAAGTGGGCCAGGTATCCACTGAACCGAGTTCGGGGGATTAGGCGCTCCGATAATCAGGCTTACCTGAGTCTCAGCGCCTTTCATTCCATTTTCGTTTCGACCACGAACCCCAAGCGTGTAACTTCCTGCATTCAGGCCGTAAAACTCATATCGGAACTGATCGGTCTCATACTGCGCAACTAATTTCCCATCAGCACTGTAAACGTACAGTTCAAACATCAGCTTTTTAGTGGTTGTAGCTGTTTCCCAGGTTGCTGTGACCTGAATGGTCTCAGAATTTGTGTTAATGATGCGCAGATTTTCAATGTTTGGCACACGGTAGCCATTAAGGGTATCGCTGGGAATGTCAAAAACAGCCCCCTCATCAACAATGGCCTGCTTATTTGGATCGTGCTGGGAGGCGCTAATGCTGTAGACAGAGTTATTTTCTGTTTCGGCAACGCTCAGAATCCTGAAAAGGCGGATCGCCACGCTCGCGGTGGAAATGGCAAATACGGTGCCTGCCCTGACCCAGTCCGGGGTTGTTTTTAGGGTAACACTATTCCCTGCAACACCATCAATTTCGTAGCGTACAAACTTACCATCTCTCCCCATGATCGACATGGTGGATCCATCCGTAACCACCGATGAGTCGACCGCATCAACGATTATGGACCTCCCGGAGTAAGACATTATTCGCCCACCGAGTCGCGTTCCGGCGTAGTCATTGTCCATCACTTCAACGATGTCTCCTGGAGTGAAGTGGATGGCGTCACGCGCCATCTGAAAGGACAGCCTGCTGCTTTCACGTTTCGCTGTTTCAAGTAGCCATTTACCAGCCCGCCATGCCTGACCGCGTGAGGTACAGCCAAACGCCTCCAGAGTGGTCTCGTTGTAGTTTCCTTTGGCAATCATCTCATCGTCGGAAACGTACTCTTTCACCTGCTCCCAGCCGTTATCCGGGTCAGTCCATGACACAATAACTGCATTGTATTTTTCAGATCGCTTTACAGAACTGCGTTTGAACTCACCATTTACCACATTAGCATTCGTGATTGTCGCGATCGGGTCTTGTGGCGCATCCAGCATGACAGAAAGGCGCAGGCCGTCCCACAGCGCAATTCCACGGAACATGCTCGCTATCTTGTCGAGAATGTCACGCGCGCTGGCCTGCTCTGTGATGTAAGCGTTAAGCGTCATGCGTGGCTCTTTGCCGCCGTACCCATCATCAACAAGCTGATCGCAATACTGAGATAGCACATACAGCGCACCGTCATCAACATCGATGTAGCCAGCGCGCTTAGCCAGACCAAAGCGGGAGTTCTTTGCCAGTTCTCTGAACAACCAGGCAGGGTTATTTGTCCATGCCTGTTTGAAACCACCCGTCCACAATCCGGAGTAAGTTCGGGCGATTGGGTCATAATTGTCTGGTACAGACACAATCAGTCCGCGAAGATGGTAAGTGCGGCTTGGGGTGTCGGTGTACTGGTCGCGGTCAATAACGGCGCCTGCGATGGCTGAATATGGATAGCTCAGGTTGTCATCGGTGATTTCACTGTAGCTATTCCAGATAGTGCCGTTGGACAGCAAATCACTGCTGCTGTCGGGCGTAATGCGGCGAACGCGAATATCAAACGGCTTGATATCCGGAGCATCAATCAGATGGGCCTCAAGATATTCGCCTGATATCTTCCCGGTGATGGTCACGGTCTTTTCAATAACCCAGCCTGAAGCGCCAGTTCTGCTCTCCAACACCAGAGTGACGGACGTGTTTTTCTGATTGCCTTTGGTGTCCTGCTCGACCAGTCCGGTCACACCAACGTTAAACCGCACCCGGGTAACGTCCTGATCGGTTATAGTGCGAACCAGCGGAGTATCATAGGTTACTTCGGTGTTTACGATGGTGGTCGCTTCAATAGCAGAGAAGCCATTAATGGGGGATTGCGTTTCAGATCCGGGGCGCCAGGCGACGCTGACACCATTTACGCTGACACTGCCTGTCGCATCAGTTACGGGAGTCTTATTGAGCTTGAATGATGACAGGTGTTCCTGATCAACGGGCCCATAGATAGGCCCTTCGCTGATGAGATCCAGTACCCGGTAAAATTGCTTTGACTTGAGGTTATCGTCGAGGAGTTTGGGGGTTGATGCTTTGCCGCCGCCTGAAGACATAATGCCACCTTAGCTAATAGATTCCGTCCAGTCCTGGTTGTTGCTTGTGTCGATACCGAGTGAAATTACGTTCGAACCGACCTCCATTTCTCCCAGTAGGAGTGGCACCGCGCGCCCCTGACCCACCCGGTTCTCAGCACTGGTAAATGAGTTGTTTGTTAACGTGTTGGTCTCAGCTGCTTCTGCTGATGTTTTGGTTTTCATGTTGCGTGACATGTAAACCGAGTAAGCTACCGAAGCCACGCTGACAGCCACCGCAATCCAAGCCGCAGCAGCGGCAGTGATGGCACCTTCAACTACCGGCACAAACAGGACTATAGAACCATCTTTCAGGTGGCGATCCAGATGCCATTGCATGGCCGACACCTCAACATCCTCGCCCGCCACCCGCACACGCAGCTTTGTATTGAGAAAGGCTTTTTTGAATTCGAAATCCTGCGCCAATAGGAGGCGTAATCCCTGCGCTGGAGTATCAACATTCAGGGATATCTGGCGGTAAAATCGGCGTAGATTGCCTGCAAATTTAAAGATGAGCACTGTTCGTGTCTCCAGATTGAATGCGTCTGCTTGATGTATGCCGGGCGCATTTGTTCTCGTCTGCTGAGGTGTCCGACATGGTCATGGTGAAGCACAAGGTTGTCATGAAGGAGAATCATTGAGTGGCATGGGTCGGCGCCGGGGAATGGCTGCCTGATAATGACGTCGCCTGGTCTGGCATCCTGCATAGATACCTGATAGAACCCATTGGCCGGCATGTTAGCCAGATAGAGATTTTCTCCCCGCAACCACCATCCATTAGTCCTCACGAAGTCCGGCAGATCGATGCCGCAAAGGTGGTATGCGTCCCGGAAAAGCGTGTAACAGTCCATAATGCCATGCTCGAACTTGCGACCCTGCAGATGCGGAACAGGCCTGAATTTCCTCAGTTGCCCGCCAGATGCGAGCCACCATGGCAGCCCCGTCATCAGCTGCATCTGCCGATCGGCACCAGAAAGCGCTGGCTGGCTTTTCGGGTGCGAATGGAAGACCGCTGTAATTTCCCCTTCTTCCTCCGCTGCAAGCCAGTCATCGTCACGTATGCGGAAGTGATGCCAGGGCTCCGGATGAACATTCCGACAGCGAAACACTCGCTCGTCGTTCAGGATTAGCGCGCACACTTCATCCTGCGACGATGCCGCATAATCGAGTAATTCTTGCATCAGGAGACCTTTTGAGAGCCGGGGAAACTGCTTATTGGCATTGGTTCAGGACGTGGGTAGCGAAACCGGCAACCGGTACGACGGTGGGAGCATTGATCCTTCGCTGGATCAGTGGTTGGGTTGTCACGCTCATCTGCAACAGGCGGCCCGTCATATCCACACCCGACGCCGCGATACTGCCACTGGCATACGTCGGCGAGAATGGTACGGGCCGGGATGATGGCGTTGTCGCAGTCAATCGGTGTCGCCAGCGTGTAGGTCACCTGCTCGAACGTCTCTTCCGTCATCTCCTCAACAACGTAGCGGGAAACCGCTTCCTGCGTCGGATCTGCGTCAGGGTTCCCGTTCGGGAAATTTACCGCGTCCAGGTACTTCACCGGAACCTGTCTTCGGGTAATGACTACTCCCAGCATGTCATCAAAGTCATGGTTGATGCCAGTCAGTAGACCGGTAACGTTCGCCACTGCCATTGACGGGCGGGCGTATGTGCCTTCGTTCTTTGACTCGAAACCTTCAACTGCTATCGGGTAAGCCTGATACTGGTTTCCCTTCCAGATCACATTTCCGTAATATCCATTGGTGCCGGAATGGAACCGGATAAGGTCTCCGCCAAAGGGTTGCAGGTCGGCTTCGAACAGGTCGATAAACGCGCCTACTCCGGCGTCGACGCTATCAATAATCATACTGGCTGGTATGTCGCGCACGGCAAACTCCCATAAAAAAAGCCACCAAGTGGTGGCTACTGTTTGAATATCAGGATGTTGCTTACTTATAACCCTGGTTAACGTGTAAGCTCAGCCCGTCAGTGGTGGGACACTGATTCACGCAAAGAGGAGGAATGGCTGAATAACTCTTCGAAGGAAAAAGGATGATCACCAAAGTAAAAATCAAGTTTATTTCCCCTATTGATGGATCGGTATCAGATACCCCCACGGAGCATGCAATTCCCGTAGTTCCATTGACAGTATGGCCAAGTAGCTCAAAAGATATAAACGTTTATAAACCAAATGGATTGAAGGCTGGTGCCTACGCACTTATAGATACCGGAGCAGATATTTGCTATGTGGATTCAGACTTTGCTGACGATTTAAAACTCCCAATCGCGGAAAAAACAACTGTGAGCGGAGCCACCTCAACAATAGAAACTACAGTTCGGCATGCGGTAATATCGTTCACTGAGGACGAAAGAGTTTTTTCAACAGAATTGACTTCAGTGCCATTGGTAAGTAACGGGAGAAAATTCCAAGTCGTTTTCGGAATGCAACTAATTAAAATGGGCGCCCTTACGATGGATTTTTCCAATCAAGTATTTGAGTTAACATTTTTTAACTAACCCCCCAGGGATACCTCCCTCTTTTGCAAGACTGGATAAGGGCATTGCTTTTGCTGTTTTCCTAGAATCGGTACCAGAATTGAGTTGCGATTTAATATCTTTTAATTCGCTCTCAATTCTCTTTACACGTTCAGCTAAAGTCATAACTGTCTCCCGCCTTTCGGCTTATCGTGGTACTTGTTCAAACGTGGCCGTCAGTTCATACAGCGGCCCCGTCTTCGTTAAACTCCATGAGCGGCAGACAAACAGCTTTCTGGCTCCGGTATCTGATGGCGTCCAGTAGAATGATTCAACTGCGCCTCTGGCTTTCAGGAACACCTCTGCATCCTTCGCTGGGTTGCTACGGCAAGCTCCGCTGACGCCGCGAAAGGTGAGCGAGTATTTATCCATCAGTGGATTGATACCCTTCACCTGTCGCTGTTCGTAACCGTCACCGAGCTTAACAACGGCTACGTTTGGGGTACGTTCAACCTGGTAAGCTCGCTGTGGTGTCCATGTGAATGTTTCTGGCATTATTTCCTCCGAAGCAAGCCGTTAGGACGCTGCTGGTCAATCATCATTTTCATCATGTCGGTGTTCCATGCCTTTCGCAGCCTTGCGATATCATCGTCGCCAATACCTCCTGTGGTGTTTATCGTAAGGTTCATTACAGGATTAAACGACCCACCACCTCCGGCCTTATCAGCAGGAATAATCTTCCCTGACTGGTTCGGGATGAATGCCTGCTGCCCACCTGTAGTCTGGAAGATTTCAGAGCGTCCATCTTCGTTGATGCGGTAGGCGTTGCCGGCTGATACTGTGCCGCCGTAGCGACGGCCTCCCGCAAGGGCTAACCCTTTCGCGGCAACCATGGATTCTGCATAAGCAGCCTGACCTATTGCTGCGGCGCTGCCGTACGTTGCTATTGAGGCGCTCATTGCCGCCGGCGCCCACGCGGAAGCGGCAGCGGTAGCCTGGGCCATCGTCGACGCTAATGATGATGCTGCTGCAGCCTGCCCCATCAACTGGCTTTTTACCCACTCCACGCCCATCTGGACAAAGCTGCCTACAACACTGTTGAGGATGGTAGTGCCAATGTTAGCCAGTGATTGTTGAAGGCTCTGAGTGCCGTTAATCAGCCCGGTTATGGCATTGGTCGCCCCGCCCTGAAGCGAATCTACAGCGTCAGCCATGAGCTGGTTGGTGGTGCTCTGGTTGCGATAGATTTCCCATTGCGCAGCGATACGGGCCTGCTCGTATTGAGTATTGGCAGCATTCATCAGTTCGAGACCACGCTGAGTGATCTGGCCCTTTTGCGTTTCAAACTGCTGGATGAGAGCCAGTTCCTGCGCGTGCTGATTTGCTAATTGCTGAACCGGGTCGATTTCCCCAATTGCAGATTGCTGAGGTGTTACTGCCTGCTGGGCCCGGATTTTTGCCAGGTTAGCCTGATGCTGCTGCTCGATACGCAGAGATGTTTCGTTGAATCGCTCCTGACTTATCTTCTTGGCGGCCAGAGCGGTTTTAAGGTCTTCAACATCCTGTCTGTAGCTAGCATTCTCTTTGGCTTCCGGTAGTAGTTTTTCAGCAGCGGCCTGGGCTTTAAGGGCATTTGCTGTATCCCAAATTTCCCCGCGATATTTACCAGCCAGCGCGATCTGCTCTTGAGTTGCGCCTTTCCCAAGTGATTGCTGGGCTGCGAGAACTGCCTGTTCGCGGCTTAGTTCTTTTGTAGAATCGGCTGCGAGGTCTGATTGCTGCTTAAGATTGGCAAGTTTTTGGGCAACTGACTCCTGCTGCCTGGCTGCTTTGGAAGCTTCAGATGCAGCGTCTTTAGTTGCCTTTTTGCTTTTCTGTTGAGCTTGCTGGGCATCGTATTCTGCGGCGGCTCTTTTGCGTGCAAAGCCTACATCTCTTTCCATCTGACGCTTTGTTTTTTCATCATTAGCGCTACCGGCGTATAACTTCCTTATGTCCTGCTCGGCCTTCAACTGCGCACGCTTACGATCGTTGAGTTCACTCTGAAGCGTCACCTGGTCTTGCAGTTTATCAAGGTAATCCTGAACATCTTTCGGGCGCTCTACCATCAAACTGCTGGAGTTGAATTTTTCCTTCGCTTTTGCAGCGAAATTAATCATGTCGCCAAGCTTGCCCATCATGCCAGCGGCGACACCCGCTTCCTCCCCATCCCGGCGAAGCAGATCAATCCCTTGCCTCATCGTGCCATTAAGCGTGGCGCGTCCAATGTTAATAGCATTCTGAGTCTGACTAAGGCGATTCTGAGCACGTTCAAGTTCAAGGGCTGCAATTGCTAATTTATCCTGAGCGCCACCTAACGCTTCAGCGGCCTGACGGCCTCGAGTAGTGTTCGTTCCCCAGCTTGCGATCTCCCTTTCTTGCCTCTGAACAGCAGCTGTAGCGTCGTTAAATTCTTTCTGTGCGTCTGCTACCGCATCGCTAAGGGTTGGCAGATTCTGGCTTAACTTGCCAATGGTGGCTGCCAACTCGGTATGCGACATGGTCTGGAACTTAGCGCTCAGTTCATTGACGCTATCAGCCAGGTTATTGGCATCGTCTTTGGCCTCTTTGGCTCGCTGAGAGAAATAAAGGATCGCACTGCCCGCGAGCATGGCGGCGCCAGCGGGACCACCGATGAGAGACAATCCTCGGCTAACCAAACCAGCCCCGGTAGACAATCCAGCCTGTGCCGCTTTATTTGCTGCCAGAGCGCGATTGTAATTATCAACAGCCCCAGCTGCTGCTATACGGGCCGCAGATAAACGCTGCTCAGCAGCGGCAGCGTTCGTTGCACTAACGGCTGTCTGCTTCATCATTTCCGCAAGGCGGATTTCATCCAGCGCACGTTCTTTTGCGACAGCGGCAGCGCGGAGATCTGCTGTAGCTTTGTTTGCCGCCGCCTGTGCGACCTGCAGTTCAGCGGCTGACTGATTCCTTGAAGCCACAGCAGCCTTAACTTTAGCAGCGGTCGCCATAGTCAGAGCGCCAACGTAACGACTTCCCATTACCGCTGCGACACCAGTCAGAATGGCGCTTAAAGCGCCGATGTTCTCACTGACGCTGATTACGGCGTCGTTGAAAATCGCTGTACCGGTTTTAACCGTAGAGTTTTCACCAAAGAACTTGGTGATATTGTTGCCGGCAACCTGCAAAGCCTGGCTGATAGTTGTGGTGGTATTGGCGAACTCATTGCCGATCGTCACACCCTGTGAAAGTAACCCGTTCACCACAACATCAGTAGTCAACTTTCCGGTCGCAGCCATCTGACGCATCTGTCCAATGCCAACCCCCATAGAGTCAGCAAGCGCCACAATCAGGCGGTTCCCCTGCTCATTCACAGAGTTGAATTCTTCCCCGCGCAGCGCACCAGAAGCCAGCCCCTGAGACAACTGGATAATAGCGTTTTCGGCCTCTTGCGCGGTCGCACCGGAGACAACAAACCCTTGGTTGATGATGGTAGTCAGCTTAGCCAGATCATCAGCACTGGTTCCATATTCCCTGGTTGCTCGCTCCAGCCGTGCATACAAAGAAGCTGTAGCGTCGAGGCTGCCGCGAGTTTGCTGTGTGATGTTGAATACTCGCTCAGTAACGTCAACCAGTTGCTCGCTAGGCCGAAGGGCGTTTGCCAGTTTGTTGTTCAGAGTCGTCCATGCGTCAGCGTATTGAGCCACCTGCTGCACAGACAAAATGGCCATAAGAGAAGTGGCAACCCGGCTAAGACTACCGAAGGATGATGTTAGTGATGAAGCAGCCTTGTCGGCGCGGTTGAACCCGCCCTCCATGCCGTCTGTTATACCTCGAACTTGCTTATCAGCACGTAGTAGCTGAGCCGTATCGGCCTTAATTACATATTCAATATCACCTACGTTCTCGGCCATTTCATTTTCTCCGGGCAATAAAAAACCCCGCCGGAGCGAGGTTTATTGTTTTATAGATTGTAGTTACTTAACTTCGACCAGATGTCCAAGACCGTAAATTAGCGTTACATCGTACATTGTTCCGTGGTCGAATATAAATCTACTAGGCTTGTATCCGGTATAGCCGCCATAAGCATTTTTGGCATTAGTCATCACAGGGACTGCCCAGCCAAATCTTACCAATCCTCCTCCAGCTACATTATCCTGACTATAAGCCTTGTAAGGTTTCCCAATCTCAATTTTGGCGCTGTAAGGGTCTAGCAGCCGGGAGGAAACGTATTGAGATATTTTTTCTTTATAGTCCGCAGGAAGCTCTCCATAGCTTGCGCTCGCAATTTGTTGCTGAGATGGTGGCGGAGGAAAGTCGGTTAGTTTTGGACCAGCTGAGCAGCCCGCTAAAGTAAATGCCAAACTTAAAGTAATAATCAGCCTCTTCATATCCCTATCCCCTTTGGTAAAAGATGAGGGAATCCTAGCAGGGATCGTGGCCAGGGAAAACTCAGCGAGCGCTGGGTTAGAAAATGAGCTTGGCAACTGCCATGGCAAGGCCGGCTATACCAATCATGGTCGCAGCTAACCATTTTGTCTGAGCGGAAATAGATTGGTGTAACTCAGCTCTTAAAGAGGCGACATCTTCTTTGTTTGCATAATTTGATTTTATGACTGCTATATCAGTCCGAATGCCAGCCAGATCATCCTCTAGTTTCTTTACACGCTTCTCTAGCATGTCATCTCCTCCGCTACCTCCGCCACCGTGTTTCGGGAAATCGACTACGTGAATGTTATCTTCCATTCTAATATTCATTGGTCTTCCCCTGCTTCTGACAACTTCTGTTCAACCCACTTCAATACTGGCCACGTTGCAAAGTGCATAGAATACGCACAGTTCTTACATATCAAACGATATTCATATTTTACTAAAGAGTATGATGGTCCTTCTGTATCAAGTTTGACAGGGATGGCATAAATGCTGCTTTCGCACCCATCAGGCCCCACAGTGATTGAACTGGCGTTAGGTATAGAAATATCATCACTCCCACAAATTGGGCATATGACTGTTTTGACGCCGCGTTCGAAGAGATATTCAGAAAATAGCTCAGGAGTAACTTTCTCCAGCCGCCGCTGAAGGGTCAGTTGAAGTTGCATTTGGTGCTGTTTTTCGTCTTCCACGCTGATTCACCACGAAATGGTATTTCCTTAAATTTATCACGCGGGCATGACTTCAAAAACTGTTCATCTATCCATGGCAACGGGAAAACCCGCAGTTAAGCGGGTTGGGATGTCGATTGGCTGAGAAATCGGCGGATTGGCGGACTTTTACGCCGATTAAAAGATCTTGCGCAAATCCACGTTGTACACCGCCATCCATGCAGCGCGAGGCCAGGACTTCACGGTGCCAAAACGCGGATCCTCAACCTCATGCGGTTCGGCGCTATTCTCCCTGCACCACTTGCGCAGTGGCTGCCATTTGAATTTCTGTCCGAGCTTCTTCTCTACCGGGATAATGGCGGCATAGTTTTTTCCTTCCCCGATGCGTTCCGCCAGTTTGTTTTTGGCACGAACAGCAGCGGAAGCTGTTGCCATCGCGGTTACTTCGCGTTTCTCAGAGATCCAGCGCTTCTCTTTAACTGCACGATCGCGCTGTTCAGCAATAATGCGGTTCTCTTTCACTTTTGTCAGGAGGTCTTCCAGAGCTGCTTCATAGGTCAGCGGGATACCCATTGATGGAGTTGGACGGAAGTAAGCATCCTCAAGGCGTTCGAAAAAGGCCCATGCTTCGTCAGTATCAACAATCTTCGACATACGGGCCGCGCCCTTTTCGGTCCAAAAAACAACAGAGCGGGCTTTGCTCGAAATTTGTGCGTGACTATTAGTCACTCGCAAATCCTTCAGCTCTTGGCCTTTAATGGTGAAGATGTGGATGCCCTCAATGAAGCGGCTGGCATTGCGCGAAAGGTTTTTCCTAATATTAGCCTCATCAGAACCATAACCTGCGGCCAGCGTTTCAGTCGTAACAACACGCAACCCCTTCCATTCAATCACTGGCAGTGGCTTGGGATCGACATTTGGTTCATGAACTGCTAAATTTAAAGAAGTCATTGGTTGGACCCTTATGACAAGTTTCAAAGGAAGCCGGTAGCTCGAACTATCGGCTTTTTCTTTTTGCGCCATCCCATGCGCCCATCAGTGAATCCATCCGTCTTCGCCGCGGAGTTTTGCCAGCACAGGCTGAGCGCTACTTACGACAAAATTCGTGTTATCCAAGTTTTGTGTTTCTCGGAGTAAAATCTTTTTGGTTTCGTCCGTCATGTACCTGGTTTCATGTGCGATATCGCGTAGCTTGCCTGAAAGTTCAGATCCCAGTTCGCGCATCGCAGGATAGAGCTTCTTGCTGATCTGCTGGCTCTTTTCCATCCAGAGCTGCAAGTAACAAAGACTCACCAACTCCTCATCAGAAAACTGCTTGGCGATCGGTGAGTCCTTAACCTCGCGATCCAGGATGTCCAGCGCCCAGCGTCGGAAATCTTTGGCCTTTGGTGTTGAGGCAAACATCGCAACCAAATGAGCGCCTCGAAGTGAATAAACCCTGACCGATTTGTTACGTAAGCTATTGTTTATCCCGTTGACCTTCATATTGAGTGTCAATGACATCGACTCGGAAAACTCATCAGCATTACGTGCATAAATTTGGCTGATGGCATCAGTTTTTTTATAACCGAGTGCCTTCGCCAGTTCGGTGGAGGTAAACCAGATAGCCCCGCCTTCTGTCACTGGGTTAAATGCGAATCCTTGGAAGTTGTAATCTGATTTTGCTACAATATTCATGTCGATATTTTCCTTGCCGGATTTGTTCGATACCGAAGCCCTGACTGTTAGCGCAGCCGGGGCTTCAACGTTTTTATGCTTGAGCACTTTTCTCACCTGCCAATCCGTACACCTTTCTCAGCTGGTAAATAAGCTCTGTATTAAACTGACGACACTCATCGCCACCGTTCTTCTCGATAGCCTTACGTACGTCTTCAGGGAAGCGAACCTTGCGTTGGTACATGTCTTTTGCCTTTTCCATTAAACCCTCCAGTAAATGCCCCACCGTGAGGCTTGATGTAAGTGTCACACCGTGCGTCATTGCTGTCAACCCCACGGTGGGGCATAATTTACTTATTGTGAATTTTTTGTAGGCATAACGCTGAACATGAGCAGAGAAGATCCGCAGCTACGAATCAGGCTTCCAGTTGAACTTAAAGAGAAAATTGAAGACTCTGCCAAAGCTAACAACCGTTCAATGAATGCAGAAATTGTGCAGAGGCTTGATGGTAGCTTTTTGGCAGAAGTGTCAGATGATGAGGTCATCTCTGCCGAAGAGGCTATTCAGATAGTAAGCAAGGCAAGGGATGAGCTATCAGCGATAATTTTCAAAAGAACTTTCTCTGAGATTAATAAAAAGGTCAGAATTGGTCACACCACCTTCCATATCCACCTTGATGATTTGGAGCTTGATGGGCTAAGCGATGAGGATTTCGATACCGTCTTCCAAAAAACTTTCCTACGCCTTAAAGAGCTTGGTTATGAGATATGGGAAAAAACTTGGGATGTGACCGGCTTCACTGCTGAGATTCCTGAGAAAAAGCCCACCTGAGTGGGCCATTTAGTGCGGCCCATGCCTCTGCGCATCCATCGCTAGCATCTGCTCTGCCCAGTCCATAACCTCGTCGTATTTCTCCTGGGTTGGCACCTTGCCTTTATCCTTCTGCGGGAACTTGGCATTCATGGCAGCCCGGAAGCTGGTCATCGTCATGTTCCAGGCGTCCGCCTCGCTCATTCCGAGGTGGGCAACGGCGGTGTAAACGAATGTCCGAACGTCGAATTTATCGCTGTACTCGCCCTTCTTACTCTCGAACTCTTCTGGCGGCTGATCACCCATCACGCCATGCAGAATCAGGTGGCGCGCCAGCTGGATAACGTCTTCAACTGGCAACGAGCCAGGCTTAAACAGGAGGCGCCCCGCCGTAGTCACCGAGTAGGACCCGATGATTTCAGCAATGTCGCCTTCAGAGCAGTGCCTGACTACGTTAGCTGCAGCTGCGGCCATTTCAGCAAAGCAGCGGGCATTGGCCGCCTTGAGAGTCTGGATGTCAGCAATTCTGTGCTTTGGGTAATGACCCGCATGAACTTTCACGAAAGCATCAACGATTTGCTCAGGCGTTCCGATCCGGGACATAGCCAGAAATGAAGGATTGAGAAATATCTCTTTGCCGGCGGCGCGAATGACAGCCTGACCGATATCGGTGATTGCTTTCATGGAATCTCTTAATAAATGGGAGGGCTAAGCCTCCCGTTGGTTTAGGCTGCGTTCACGGTCACAGTGGCTGGGCTGGAGGTTACCGAGCCGGCGGTTGAGGATGTAACCTGACAGGAGTAAGAACCCGCATCACCCGTAACGACGCTGGCCTTCGTGTAGGTAGCGTTCGTCGCACCAGAGATGTCAGTTCCGCCCTTCTTCCACTGATAGGTCAGAGTGGAGCCGTCAGAGACATTTGCCGCCACAGACAGGTTTAGTGCATCGCCCACCGTGAGCGTGCGGTTCTGCGGCTGCGTAGTGATCGTGATTACGGCGCCGACATCACGCACATCCACCTGACCCGCGCTTGAAGCCTCAATTGACCATGTGGCCACGTCATCATGAGGGGCTTCGTCTTCCCACGAAGTCACCATGAACGGGCCTTCGGTAATATCATTTGGAGAGATGATTTTCAGCCAGACATACGGTTGATTGCTGGTCTCTGCCGGCGGGTTATATACGTGACGCTTCAACGCGTTCTGCGCATAGACATCTTCTTTGCGGGTAACGCCATCTCCAGAGAAAGAGATGTTTTTATAGGTTACGAGATTTTCCTGCGTGTACGCTGCGCTCATATCAGCGGTAGCGTCTGCAGTATCCCATTCAGCGGAAACAGTCTTCCCGCGCATCATACCAAGGCGCTTATAGTCACCGTTGGCGGGTTGTGATTCGGGGCAGCCAATCGCGTAGTAAACGACGACATCACGCCCTGTGAAAGCACCTGCTTCACATGCCATGTCTTTATCTCCGTGTTATCGGGAAATGATGGTTTGAAATGAAATATCGAAGAGGTAGCGACCTTCTTCGGTCTGGATGGCGGGGATACCGCCGATTGGCTGCATCGAGATGATGCACTCAGTCTGGTAGTCGTCGATCATCGCCTGACGTATTGCATCAGCGTGGTCTTCAACTTCGTTAATGTCGCTGTCGTTCTGACCGGAAAGAACAAGGAATCTGAAATAATCTCGTGTTATAGCCTCATCAGGCTTGCCGCCACCGCCCTGCTGGATGACGAGGTATCTTTCCCCTTCAGTTCCTTCCAGCTCGTTCCAGAAGCGTTTCTGGACGCGATAGCCGACATCAAAACCGTGGGACTGCAACCACGCTCTCAGAGCGTCATACACCTCGCTACGCGTCATACTTTGTATCCTTGCCTGATGATGGCCTTAATCTCGTTAAGGCCGTCGCGCTCAAAGCCTTTGCGGAGAAAGTCCGGCTCGCCGTTAGGGTCCCAGTAATTACCGCTACCGTCAGGCCTTGGCTTGCCCTTGAGCTTGCCCTTTGCAGCATTAACAGCAGCTGCATAATTTGCCGTGTAACCCACTCTGCCTATCATTCCTGAGGGCATGGGTTCGAGCCGCTTGTACTGGCTGTTGATGAGGGTTGACGATTTAACAGGAGTGATTAGAGCAGCATGATTGGCGCCGGCATTCATCACCTGATAGAGAACCTTCTCCGTGCGTATTCCGGCTATGTCACTCAGCACCCTGCTGGTATTCATCTGGACGCGCTTGATACCTTTAACGGGCATGATTACCTCACGTCAGGATTTTGTAGTCAGGCTCTTCGCCGAAAAAGGACATGTCCCAGTCGGTTACGGCCCGAATGACGTTGGCACCTGCTTTAAGCGGATCTGATAGCGCCGATGTGTCACCTCTGGCGATGTACCAGTCTCGCTGCGGCATGGTTGAGCTGACGCCGTTACGCTTCAGTTCAGTGAAGAAAATCAGGTTAGTGGTGAACTCTTTACCATTGGCATCTACTGCAACCTCATTGTTAGCCGTCCAGGTGCAGTCAATCAGGTATGGTGTGCCGTTTGTCCAGGTGTTGTTCCAGTCGTCATAGACGCGAGGGTAGACAGTGGCGACATTGGTGTAAGACCAGTTAGCCGTGGCTGACACTATTATCCTCCCACCGGATAACCTCCGGATTCTCAGCGGCTACCTTCCGGCACAGCAAATACCATTCACCGTTACTTTTAACGTAACCCGTGACCCGCCGCCCGCAGTCAGTGATAACCCAGACCTTTACGAAGGGCTCAGGAAGCCTCTGCTTGACCGATATCAACGCCATCATCGACTCCCGTTGCACATGCAGCCGCCCCTGGCAATCCAGATGCCAGCGAAAGCGGTGTTAGTCGGATCAGGCGGGATCAGGCTTGTAGCGCATCCATACTTATCTAGTCCCCTCAGAAGCCCCAGAGAGGCTTTCCATCGGTCAGCAAAAGACAGGTACCGAAATGAGCGTGATGCGCCGTTGGGCCCTGTCTGAGAACTGATGTACTTGTCACCCTGCCCCAGCGCCATTAGCCCCAGCAGGTAGGACTGTATTAGCAGAGCGGTTGCGGGAGGGTAATGCGCATCCAGACACTCCTGAATGCTGCCAGCCTGCTCTAAAAGAGCCTGCAGGATGAAATCAGGCAGCGTGATACCGACTGACTCCAGATATTCCTTGGCCTGTACTGTGGTAATCATGCGAGCCTCTGATAAGCCCTCCGAAGAGGGCATAAAAAAACCGCCTTAGAGGCGGCCGTTATTCAGCAGGGAAAAGCTGTTCGAACTCACCTTCCGGCAACAACTCGGTGAGCTTCTCCAGGCCCAGGTTGCCTTTATGCTCAATGCCCAGCGCATCGAGTCGGGCAATGACTGCCTCTTTGCGCGCTTTGTTGTCAGTGCCAGCACCCGGAGTTGCAGGTAGCAGTTCCGCAGCAGCTTTATCGGACAGCTTGCGCACATGCGATTTAAGTGACGGGTGTACTTTGCCCAGCTCAACAACGTCACCAAGCGCAACGCCGTGCCACGGCTTAACCACTTCGTATTTTTCAGCCATGATTGCTCCTTAAGCCAGGTTAGCGCCGTAGACCACACCGGACAGGCCTTCGCCGTCCTTCTTGATCTGCAAACCTTCTGCGGACATGATCTGGAAGTTGTAGTTGCTCTGCGGCATCAGGCGCGGGAGCGGTACAACGCCCACAGCCATACCTACCAGAGGAGAAATCACATCCTGTCGGCGCTCGTACGCCAGGAACTCGTTACCTTCCAGTGCATAGGTCATCTGGATAGACTTAGCAGGAATAAACTTGCTGATCGCATCCAGAACGGTTCCGCTAAGCAGCGCATTTGTGCCGGTGTTGATATCCACCAGATACGGCTTAGCCATGTTGGCCCAGACTTCAGGGCTCACCCACAGCTTGTCGTAAGCTGTAACCTTGTTACGGCGGGCAGTGAGGCCAAATGGACCTGTAGGGCCAAAGAATGCCAGTAGCTCAGCCGGTGTAGCGGTGGTGAGATTGATATTGGCGCCGCCAGCGCCACTACCCAGGTTAATTTTCTGAGTGTTGCGATGGTTCTTCATGCCCTGAGCCGGCATACCTTCCACAACAATGCTTGGAGCGCCATTCAGGTAAAAGTCTACACGCTTCTTGTGGAATTTACGCATCTTGGCCGACTGAGACTCCAGAGCCAGATCGATGCCGACAGTGCTCAGTCCGGCAGCATGGCGCCAGTTAACGCCGTAACCAGCAGTGAATACCGGGATCGGGTCGCCATCAGAACCAAACTCAGTATTATCGAAAGAGTAAGACGCCTGACCATCGATGCTGATAGACACATCATCCGCGATATCGCCAGAGACGTTATACAGCTTTGCAGTTTTCCCAATCGGCAGCACGGTCTGCACACCCATCAGGTCATTGACGATTTCCATGCCAATTTCCTGATCGCGCATCTGGATAATCTGGCGGTCAATTTCGGCCCAGAATTCACGCGTAAAGCCTCCGATGGCATTCGCCGCCAGCATTTCATGCGTCATGCGCGTGCGGTACGCGTTGACCATCATGTCATGCTGGGCGTTATAGATATCACGATTGGCCCACAGCTCACTCCAGTGCCCTTGCAGTCGGCGGTTAGTAGCCAGTGTTTCAGCGGTAAAATACATTATTATTCTCCTGATTAAGCGCCAGCACCTGCAGCGGCTACGGTACCGACGCGCATACGCACGCGGATGAAATCGGTAGTGCTGGCTGCGATGGTCGCATCGTCCTGGCTATAGCCAATCACCGAATCGGTGTCTGCAGTAGCTTTGGTAAATTGCCCATTACTACCCAGCTTGATTGGATCGTCTTTGGCATAAGTCCCCGCCACGCACAGCAGCGCCAGCTCGCGGCCCTCTTCTACGTAGTTACCCACTGCGGAGTCGCCGGCTGGCACTGCTTCAGTGATTTTGAGGCCCTGATGATAGGCAACATCGATGATGTAGATACGACCAGCCAGCGCAGTTGCCTGCGCAAACTCATTGTCGTCATTGATGACTGCAGCGGTACCGGGCAGCAAGGATGCGGCAGTAACGCGGGTTTCGGTCTTGTACAGAGACTGACCGTCGATATTAACGCGACGATAACGTGCCATTATTCTGGCTCCTTATTTGAAGTATTCGGCAGGGTTAGGTGCACCGGTTTCTTTCTGCTGCTGCGCATTGTTGGTGCCCAGCGGAGCAGCTTCGCCCAGCGACTTGAACATTGCGTCCAGGGCATCGCCAGAAAGCGCGTTGGCCACGATGTCACCATGGACCTTAGCAACCGCATCACGCTTGGCTTTCTCTTCAGCGCGTGAGTTGGCGGTCAGAGTTTCCGCGAGCTGATTCTGATTGACCTGCAGCGCATCAACTTTTTCCGCAAGAGGCTTGATCGCCTTTTCGGTATTGGTGGCAACGGCCTCGCTAACCATGCTGCCGATTTGTTCCAGTTCTTCTTTGGTTAAAGGCATGTCGCCCTCCGTTTTGTGGTTTGGTGCAGGCTGTTCCTGCGGTGTGAAAAATGATTTGAGCTTGTTGACGACAGCAACCCATGAACTCTGGCGCTGAACCTCTGTACCGGTATCGTCAAAGACAATCTTTCCGCCTTCAGACTTGTATCCGTAAACCTTCGGCTCGCCATTGTTGAGGATGATTACCGCTTGCGAGTCAGTGAAGTCAGCCACCCAGGCGTATTCTTTCTCGCCAGGAGCGAATTTATCTTTCGCTGCCTTCTCCAGCCTCCGCTCACGCTCGCGATAGGTTTCCCCCACCAGAGCGCCGGAATTAGCTTTCAGTGGAGTGGCAAGATCAGCATTTACCATCATCCCTACCCCCTGTTCTGGCGTAGCTGCGCCAACCTCATCCAGAAGGATGGCGTCATGGTCCATCGCGTGAATTTTCGCAACCCATGAAGCCCCCTGAGCTTTCTGCTCATCGTTCGCTTCAAGCTCCTCCAGGAATACGGCAACGCTGGTATGGATTGGCGGAACATCCTCGCCTTTCTCCAGCGCTTCAAGACGCTCAAGGAGGCGCTTTCCGTCATCCGTGCGCTTTGCCACTTCTGTATCGATCCACTTCTCGACGTAGACGCGGTTGCCGGACTTCTTGACGTTTTTGTTCCATGCCCCTACATAACCCACATTCAGCCCCTCAGGACTAAAAGCAGAAACAAACTGACCGTTGACCTGTGGATGTCCAAGCGGTGCCAGTGTCCCCTCCAGGCCACTGTAGTGCTGGTCAATCTCACTGGCCGGATACAGACCGCCGTTCATGACCACGTTCGCCGGAAGGGTGTAAGAAGGAACAACCCAGTGCTCGCGTCCGTTGTGCTGTTCGCGCCGGATGGCCTTACTGTTCACCTTCGAGGTGACATTAACTTGCATTGGCATGAGTTAACCCTTAGCCCATTGGTAGCCACGGGCTTTCATTGTGTTAAATGTTTTCTGAGCTTTATCGATGATGGTGTCACTTAACGGCTTGCCGCTTTCATCGACCATAACCGCGATCGTGGAGCATTTGCAGTTCACGCCGTTTGCATCCTTAGCCCACCACTCCCGCTGCTCTTCTGCGGTATACAGATGGGCGTGACGCGCGGCATGGGTGCTTCGGGTCGTCGGGCTGAGCGCTGATATGTGCATCTGCTTTGTACGGATGCCATATCGTTCTCTGGCTTCGTCGTCTTCGTCCAGGCGCGCACGGCGCAGCGCGGTGGTAATCTCCGTCCTGGCAATACGATTAGCCCGGCGAGACTCAATCCCCGTCTGCTCAGTAAGGCGCTTAGCTATCTCCAGTGGATTTTGTCCGCGCCCAAGTCCATCGGTCAGTATCCGCGCCATATCCGCTTTCACACTGGCGCTGAGGTTCTTCATTTCCTCGAAGGTACGAGCGCGAACAAGAATCAGCCTACGTCGGTACGGTTCGCTGAGAAGGATTGTCGATACGCTTTCCTGTCCGGCAGCGTACACGGCTGATTGCTGCGCCAGATTGGCAAACTCCTGCGCCGTGCCGCGCTGATACGCCGGGTTGACGTAATCAGCCCAGAACCAGAATCCTGTCTCGTTATCTGCACCTAAAATCTCATCAACCAGCAATGAGGCATTGCTGAGGAGCATTGATAGCTGGGTGGAATCGAGGTCGAAGGTGTAACGCTGGTTTACTGATGGCGATGCAGGAATGCGGTCGAGAATGCCCTTGTACGCCTTGCCAATTCGCTTCATTCGCCTGGCGAACTCGCTCATTGCCCCGCGCTCAAGTCGGTCGGCACCCGTCGGGTCTTTAAGGTTTCCCGGAAGTATCGGTGACTTCGCTTTCCTCTTCGTCATCATCTACCTCTGGAAGTGGTTCGGGCGAACCCTCATACCCGGCGGCCACGCGAATTTCTTCACCAGTAAACACCTGCTCACCCGTGCCGATGGAAGCGCTGTTGATTTGCGACATCTTCTGAGCGGCATCCAGTTTTTCACTGTCGCTTTGCGCATTGAGGTCGTCCCAGATAACGGTCTTCTGACTGACCGGATCGAGGATGCTTAATTCGATCAGCTTGTCGCAGAAGTCCTCAATCTCGAATGACAGGTCGCCACGGCGAGACTGGCAGCGAGTATTGAAGTATTTCTGGTCTTCGGTGCTGCTGCGCTCGGCCTGCTGATTACCAACCAGAATGCGCGTCGGAATATCAACCCCTGCGGCGGCGGTCTGCAGGTTTACATCGTACGTTGGTGACGGGTCAGAAACCGGAGAAACCAAGGAGGTTACGCTGGCACCCTGGAGAGAAAGCAACACATCATTGCCGCGATTCATCTCGCGTGCAGCGTCGTTGAATCTGTCCTGCAACTCGTCAACACTGACGCTGTACATTGATGCCAGATTGGCAAAGTCGATTTCTTTATCGAAACTAAGTGCTAACTGTCGCGCTGCGTTCTTCAAGAATGACTCACCAGACCCGCCCTCTACCTTCTCCAGGCTCACAAAAGCGTTATAAGCTGGCTCAAGGAAGCCAATAGCATCATCTGAGTAATCGCCAAGGATGAAAACGCGATCAGGGTGGATATTGACGCGGCGGCTTGATCCATTCGGCAACCGCTCGGCGTACTGCCACATCTTAGGCTGTCCGTATGTCTGCGAGTTCAGGCCAGTATCCCACTCACCAACAGTGAGCGATCCGGCCCACGCCACCGATATTTTCTGAAGACCTCGCCCTTTGGTGACCGGAAGGCTCCAGTCTTTTTCGTCGCGGATGTGCAGAAGGATTCCTGCATAACGACCGACAAGACGGCGGCGATCCGCCTCAGAGAATGAGCGCCAGAATCGGTTGGTGAATACCTGCTTGGACTTTTTCTCCCAGGCGGTTTCTTTGCGCTTTTTGTCTGCCTGATCACCCTCAATGATTTCTGGGTTCGTCTGCCAGCATTTGCCCACCAGCTTCTCAACAGCACCGTGAGCGATACCACCGCGACGGTACAGGGCATAAAGGTTTTCGTAGGTTACCTGCTCAGGGAATCCATACTCGCACCATGCAGAATGACGCTTATTGTCCAGCCCCATTGTAGGCGCCATCAGCCCCATACGGGCGCGAGCCATCCGCGCATCGTTCAACGCATGGTTGACGGCGAGAGTTAATTTGTCAGTCATGGTTTGTCCGTTTGGTTAGCGAAGGCGTTTCGGAATCATCATCCCCACAGGTTGCGATCCATTCAGTTCAGTCAGTGCGTAAACCATCGCATCGAGGCGGTCAGGTGATTTCTTCGCGGTGGCGGGGATGTATTCCATCAGTTGGTTCTCCAATACGTAGAGATTGCCGTGATTTGCCACTCTCCCCTGTTCGTAGAGCGCCGATATCGGCTCCGCTCGGGCATACTTACCTTTGCTGGCATGGACACGAATGATGCGACCCTTGAACCCGGCGTTGCGGAGTGTCTCCTCCGCCATATCTCCGCCCTGGTTCGTCTCAATAACTATCGCGTCAGCTTCGTGTTGCTCATAAGCCGATATGGCTTTCTTGGCCCATCCAGCAGGTGAATATTTGCCGCTGTAATCGCCATCCACAGAGAACTGCTTTTTGTCACCGGCACCATATGAGCTGGCAGCGACAATGCCTGTTTCATCGCTTTCGTCGCTGTTTGTTGCCTGCGGGTCAATGGCTACGACAGTGCGAACCTTATCGTGATGAATTTGCAGTTCGCGAGCCGCGCTGATCATCACCTCTGTCCACAGAGCGCCTTCTGCATTAAACCTGCGAGGCTTCTGCATGTACTGGGCTTCTGCGGTGCGCCGGTGCGAGAACAGCGATACACGATGCGATTCATTATGCTTAAAAGGCCACAGCCAGCCGTCAGGTAAGCCATGGTCAATCGGTATAGCGTGTGAGTTTTCAGGGTACTGCGCTGCGTATGGCTGACTATTGTCGATAATCACCGGCAGATTCAGGTGATGCCATTTCTCACCACTCCCGCCCCGCAGAAGATAGCCGCTCAGGTCGTGGTAGTGGATCCGCTGCATGATGACAATCATTGGCGTCGTCTCGATCGCCAGTCGTGATTTGATTGTCTCATTGAAACGGTTGTTGACTCCGTCTCGGACGATCTCAGAGTAAGCGTCATCCGGCTTAACTGGGTCATCGATAATCAGCGCGCCCTGCCAGCCCGGTTCCATGTGTCCGGCACGAAAGCCGGTAACCTGTCCCGCAGCTGACGAAGCATAAACGCCGCCGCCGTGCTCTGTCCACCACATCGCCTTACTGTCAGCGTCATCGCGTAGCGACATCGGCCACATCGACTGATAGGCCTGCGACTTAATCATGCCGCGTGCGGTGGAGGAGTTCAGCAGCGCCAGATTGTGCGAATAGGACAGGTGCATGAATCGGGCCCGGCAGTTCAGCGCCAGCCCTCGGCCCATCATATTGATGGTAGCCAGCTCCGTTTTCGTGTACCCAGGTGGGACGTTGATGATAAGGCGCTGAATCTCACCATCAATGACGCGGTCCAGCGTCTGCTGAATCACCTTGTGGTGCGGCGCGACAATCATCTTTCCGCCGGTGCGCTGCTTGAAGAAGTAGCGAGCGTAATAGAGCCCGTCCTCTTCGCATTCAACCTTTCGGGCAAACGCCCTTTGCTCAGCAGTCGTCATCCTCCATCATCTCCTGCCGTGCGGATTTGTATTCCTCTTTGCTCATGGTGATCGTCTGAATGGCGCCACCATTAGGGCCGGAATGTTCAAACTTGTGCTTATTGGTGTAGGCATCACCGCATTCCTTCGCCGCCTGCTCGATAATCTCGGCAGTAAGCGCGAGGTTCTTCATGCTCTCGGCGCGCGTCGCCATACGGTCGAGAACTCGAAGACGGTACGCCTTGTTGGCGATCGGAATATCGGAGATTTCATTCTGGAAGCGTTCACGGGTAGCATTGAACATGTCCACCCACTTCTGCGCCAGCCCCTTGCCGTTTGCTTTCGTCGGGTCGTGAGATTCGACCTGCTGACGAGTGATGCTCAGGCCAAATTCTTTTTTGACCAGCTCCACCACCTGCGATGGAGTATCGAAGCAGGCAAGGGACTGAACGATGAAGGCTTTGACCTCACCTTTCAGTGTCGCCATAGATTACCTGCCTGTCATAATCAGTCATATTGTTAGGCCAGCTTTAGCATGCACGTCCCGCATGACCTGGCTATATCGATGTGAGCCACTTCTGCTGGCGCATTGGCCGCATCAACGAGCTCCTGTACTTCTTTGCTGGCACCGTATCGACGTACGACACCAGTGAATTCTTCGACGTCGTGGCCGCGCAGAGTTAGCACTGGCTGCCCGGTCTCTTTGTTGAACTTAGGAGCACCGAAATCATCGGTGGCCTGTGCGATGTGGTAAAGCTCATGCTCTACCAGTGCGCAGAACTCCAGGTCACTGCATTGTGAGCAGTAATCGGCTGCCAGGGTGATGATGAACTTCGGGATTCGCCCGAACCATTCATACATCTGCTGTTCCATTCTGGCTTTCTGCCAACCACCGGCGCGGAGCATTACCTGCTCGGCTTGGCCGAGGACATACCGCCCTTTCTTAGCGAACGAATCGGACGCCCACATGAAGCAGAGGTCAGCCTCTAACAGGTGTTCGTGGTCAGGATTATGGATGCTTCCGGTATCGCTGAGGATTTGCCGTTTTATCCACTCATACACTTCGTTAGCGGGGATCAGCCTAGTGTATAGCTGCCAGTTGTCGGAGGCGATGAAGTTAACCGGCGGATACGGCCTGCGCTCGTCATCGTTAGCCATGGGTTACTCCGTTATTTGTTCTGCCTTGCTCTTGGCCTTGGCCTTCAGGTAATCCCGGGTCACGTCGACCAGCAGTATCCGAAGCGCCTCATCTTCAGAGATGCGCGGGCTAAGGCCATTGGTTCGGCGCAGTAACTCGCTGGCTACGGCCTGAGCCTCTTCGCCCGCCGCTGAAACATCCAGACTCAGGGTAACAGGGATAAATGCGCTCTTCATGATGCGGATTCCTCAGTTTCTGCCGATGATTCCTCTACCGGCACTGGCGTGAACCTGATGCGCTTCACGTCAGTTGGGATGAAGTACAGCCACTCACCATCCTCGTTCGCCAGCGGTACAAACCCGTTAACCAACTCAGGCTGACGCCGTGACATCTTGCCTGTGAAGGTTTCGTCTGTTTGGGTGGTTAGCGTGATTTGGTAGATGTCGGACATGATTACCTCTTTGCCTTGTCGCAGCTGTTGCTCTGCCTCTCAGAAGTGCTTAGCCACTTACGGCTTACCCGTCAGCAAGATGTGATCACCATCCTTGCGGGGTTACACAGATCATTATCGAAGCCCCTCAGTGAAGAGCTTCTGTAATGTCATTCAGCTTTTACAGCTTCGATACTGAATCCGTGAATGATGCTGAGGGGTACACCGTGGGTGTCCAGGCCATTTTTAATGATGAGCACCCCATCACGAATGTCTGGCTCATTGGTGCTTTGCCAGCCGACTTCCTCAGGTGCCTTTCCAGACTCATGCCCATCCTTGGTCAGAAGCATCACCTTCCAGCCTTTGATTAAAGTCCCCATTGCGCTATTTCCCCTGGGTCTGCTTATCCCACTCCTCGCGGAACCTGGATGGGTTGTCGAAACCTTCACTGCACTGGCTGGTTTTCATCACTTTGCCCCCGATTCTTTTGTTTTCTGGCAGTTCGCCTGCCACGCTTTGTTATGCGCCAGGATGTCGCGCTTCGTCTGGCGGTCAAGAACATCAATGTCGTGATCAGTAAGGTAGATTGGCTTTACCCAGTCACAGGCTGTATCAACCACCACCGGGACGCTTCCACGTGTCACGCAGCTCGCTATCAACATCGTCATCAGGCATGCGGTTAACATTCTGCTGTACATTGCTGGCCTCTTTCGTTGCTTCTACACGGCGTTCGGCTGCTGACTCAATGGCCGAGGCCTTTTCTTCTGTGCGCTGTCGGTCTGCTTTTTCTTCAGCCTGTTCACGCCCGCGAAAACGGCCCACACCAAACGCACCAAGCACCATCAGGATCGCAACTCCTATTGCCGCCAGTACAGATCTGAGTGTCGTCATAGGCTCACCCGCTCGCGCATCCAGCCATAAACGAATGACTCGTTAGCCGGCCGCTGTTCTGCCAGCTCAAGATAACGCTGGCCCTGGCTACAGTTCAGTGCGCGAAGCAATACGATTTCTCCCTCATCTCCACGTCGAGCAAGATAGCTTTTCAATGCGCTGATAGTTCGGGGGCCAATAACCCCATCTGCAATCAGGTCTGGGTAGAGTATGCCTTGAGTGTTGAACACGCTCAGCCAGCGCTGGAACCATTTAACCGGCACTGATGGCCCCATGTTCACACCGGTATCGCAAAGTTCGGCGGCAATGGAAGGGGATACTTCTGCCACCTGATCAAAGCGCGGGCCATACCAGTAATCAGACTCAAGGATCGCCAGAGCCTGCTCACGCGTAAGATTTCGCATATCACCGGTATAACCATGCGCTCGGGCGGTTGCCTGAGTAATTCCCCAGTTCGTTGGGCCGCCCTTATCGTTCGGGTGATCAACATAACCACCCTCTTTGCCGAGGATGGTGTTAAAGATATCGTCTTTGGTCATGGCTATTCCGTAATGACGACCTTCGCCAGGTTTCCGCGCGCCAGCCACACCGCCATGCAGATGACGGAGTTCAGCAGCAGATCGCCGAGATTAACCTGAACGTAGTGGCCGAGAAGAATGTTGAAGGCGTTGAATCCGGCGGCAAGGATGACCAGGTAGGCCAGCACCGCGACACTCAGGCGATGACGCTTTCCCTCTTTTCGGAAAAACATCAGCCTGACCATGATTAAAAGGCAAACTATGGCGTTTGCATCCATCAGAAGAAGCTGCCATGTCATTTATCTTCCTCCCCCAGCCCCGGCATCTTCCCGCTTTTGGATTTGCGGAGAATGCGCAGCAGGACTGCCACGGAAATGGAAGCAGTGACAATTGCACCGACAGCTGGCGATACCTCAATGCTGGCCGGTGGCTTCATCAGGCTTAACGGCGTGTTGATGATTCCGGCCATGATTTTCGCCATGGGAACGGAGAAGAATACGCCACTGATAAACGATATCAGCGCAAAGATAGCCTGCTTCCAGAGTTGATGGGGATCTGAGGTCAGAACGTATAGCGCCGTTCCGGCGAGTGATCCGAGCATCACTGCTGGAGTCGCCTCCGGAAACAGCGTGGCAAAGGTTACACCGACTGATGACGATGTAAGACCAACGCCTACGATAGTGAAGGTCTCAGACATATTTATTCCGTGTGTAGTTGGTTCAGGCCCTCGGGACGATTTAACAAGTAGGCGTGTCGATGATGGTTCCCGGGGCCTGGAATAAAAAACCCGGCGACAGGCCGGGAAGATGAGGGTAAGGCAATGTCGGCTCTCTGGCCGAAGGGTCCCAGGTAGTGGGTTTGGTGTGCGGCGTACCGCAAATAAAAAAGCCCAAGGCGTTAACCTCGGGCTTGAATTTTTTTGGCTTCGGAACGACTGAACGGATTCCCAGCGTTAGAGATGAATCTATCCAGTTTTTCCGCGAAATGCAATATCTATTTCCTATATATTTTCAACATTAGGGAAAATTATTTTCATCTCGTTACTTTTGAGAGAATGGAATCAGCCATAGACTCCTGTTTATGGCATTCGGCGACCAATTCCTCAAATAGCGGCTGAAGTTGCTCATATGCCGCCGTTTTCTTTATCTCCGCAACAGTATTAACGCCCTCAATTACCGTTGAGAACTTAAGCCTGGCGTAACCTCTACCACCGCAGCGGTCGCAGGCTTTCATTACTGGAACGCCCTGGCGATCGCTTTCTGCCTTGTCCAGCACCTTACCTTTGCCATGGCAGCGACACGAATTGCTGATAACGCCTTTTCCGTTACACGGCTTGCATTTGACCCGCACCACCTCCCGCGCCTGCGCCCAGCTCTCCCAGTCACTTGGGCGAACGGCCCGCGACATTTTCGACCAGTACGGCGGTTTCCCCCATGGATATGAGACCTTGTTGGTAAAAACTTGTGCCTCTGTAAATCCGCTACCATCACAGCAATCACATTTTCGAGTGCTGGCAGCACTTCTTGAATAATCCTGGTATGCAAAAGCGCAGAGAACCTTAAGCACGCCTGACTGAGCTGATTCATCGAGTTCCGACAGTGCTCTGAATTTACCTGATAACTTACGTGCCTGCTCATAGAGTCTCTCCAGTGCTATATCTGGGCTACTAATGCCGATTTTCGAGAGGTAAAGATCGAAACCAAAGCCGCACTTATGGCCGGCAAGACCAAGTGCCGCCATAACGTCAGTGCCGGTGAGGCTGTCTGATGCGGTTGCGCGAGGAGAGTCACTGAACATCGGTGATTTAGGCGCAAAGTATTTAGCGATTGATTCGAGGTTCATTATGCGGCTTCCTTCTGTGGCTGGTTGGTTTTGGTCTGGCTGTGCTTTGCTACTGGCGGCATGCTGGCGCGCTTAACGCTTTCTGCCTGGTATCGCAGGAAGTCGGCGTGGTTCATGCGGCCTCCTGTCGGCGCGCCCGGCGTTTTTCCAGCGCGCGGGCTTTGCGTGTGAAAATGGATTTGATGCGCTGCAGATATGGGATGTCGAACCGGCGGACAGAGTTATCGTTGTTTATCGCCTCGACTTTTTCGGCACCGATGCGCTCAATAAGGCCCTGTTCAAATGCCTTTTGCGCGCCGTCCCGATCCCGGTTGCAATAGACACACTGGGCTGCGGTATTGTGAAGGTTGAAAGCAAGATGCGCCGCTGCGCCGCGGGTGCGGTAGTGTCCGCAGTCCATGGTTCCGCCAAACTTCTGCTCTGGCATCCTGCCGCAGCTGATGCATGGCTTACCGGCATCCCTCAGACGGACGTACCTGTTGAAAGCCGCCTGTGCTTCAGCTCTCCACTGCGGTTTCGTTTTTAGCGCCACCTTTCTCGCCTTCAGATCCCGGCGCTCCGCGCGCTCTTTCTCTTTACGTTCCTTAATGCGCTTAGCCGCGGCTTTCACCTTCTCCTTTTCGCGTTCTTCCATCGCGAGGATTGCGCCGTGCTCCGGGCTGCACCACCGGATCCGGATATCGTGGAATTTCGGCACGAAGTATTCACCGCATACTTTGCACTTACGGCGGGATGGTTTACGCATGGGCACCACCTTGGACCTGTACCAGCGTGAGTTTTCCGCAGAACACGGCACCGGTGTCGATGTACATCTGGTTGGCATACTTCAGGGGCTGGCGCGCAGGGGTGTGGCCGAAGATAAACAGATCAGCACCGGCTATTGGCGAGACAATGCCGCCCTGAGCGTCGCTAACCCGCTCACGATTCCAGATCACCATTTCTTCTGATACTGGCTTATCGAACGCATATTCGTTATGCGGGTAGTCAGCGTGGCAGATAACGACCTTCCGTTCAGCCGTAACCAGCTCGATGACGAGTGGCAGCTCAGCTGCTTTATGAACCAGAGCCTTAGCCAGCACTTCTTTGTCATAGTCGAGATTGAAGAACCAGCTGCCACCATTTGCCAACCAGTGATTGACGTTCCCATACTCCGATAGCCCATCAATCATCATCTGCTCATGGTTGCCACGAACAGCACGGAACCACGGCATAGTAATCAGATCCAGGCATTCGACGTTTTCCGCGCCGCGGTCAACAAGGTCTCCAACCGAAATCAGCAAATCGCACGCAGGGTCGAACGAAACTTTTTCGAGCTCATTCATCAGCAGGGTGTAGCACCCATGCAGATCGCCGACAACGAAGATATTGCGCCAGTCAGCGCCATTAATGCGTTGATACATGCTCATGCGGATTTTCTCCTCGCCGCGAGACGCAGCCATTTCTGATCCACCAGGCGGGCGGTGTAGCCCTTCAGTGTCGGGATTTCGGACGGCTTAACCGCTGCCTTGCGCTGACGGCGCGCCGGAACGCGGAAGATTTCATTGGTGATGACGCGCGCGAGAGGACTACCCACGGGAAGCCCTCCACTCTTGCGCCCAGGCGATGCGCTTACTGGATGCTTCGGAGAACTTTACGCCGCGGTCGGTACCGAACCAGTAAATCGCCTCGATGACGTCGACCATGTATCGCTTGCTGGATTTTGATGTGCTGACACCGAAATAAACACGTCCGCCATTAATGCCCGGTGCGGATTTCTGCTCGCTTTCCGGGTTCTGCATCTGGCTGACGAGGACAGTGATGAGGTCTTTCCATTCCTTCGGTTCAAGCTGTTCTCCGAACCATACAACCTGGACAGACAGGTCTTTCAGAAGCGGCCACATCAGTCGGTTCTGCTTGTCGGTGCGGGTCTCTTCCCGGGCCTCGACAACCATCGGCGCGCGAGGGTTTACCGGCAGGGTGCGAATGTACGCGATGAGGTTGTCTTTAACGGTGTCATTGACGATGCAGTAATGCTGTTTCATGCGCCACCTCCGAGAGGTAACGCAGAATGCAGAAAATCGCAGGTGCATTTCTGCATCTGTGACAAGGTGAGGAGTTCAGATTGTGGTCGCATTTAAGTCCCCTTAAATGCGCAGAAGTCACCGGAGTTGTTCAGGCTCCGATGACATGATTATGGCTGGTTGATTCTTTAAAATCAAAGCTTCAAAGATTTTATTTTTTCGTGGCAAAAAGTGTGAAGATTGGGTATCCATCATGCATTCTGCCAGCGGTAGCGTCATGACTAATTTGTCTGGGCTGTGGAAATTCTTGGTTGGTAATAACCTCTATCATGCGCTCCGCTACTTCTATCGCACTCTGTCCGGTGATGACCTGAAAATCACTTGAGACAACATCATCATCCCTGGTCTGCATATATAAATAAAACTGCTCAGCTATGACATGGATGAAATCTTTATCATCAACCTGACTATAAAAATCACTCACTTATTATCCTCCTGCTTCAGATAAACCGGATCGCTACCTTTCGGTAAAGTTATCGACTTCTCGCGATAAAACTTCAGGCGCTCAAGGAAGTAATCGCGCAAATGCTCAGGCTGCTCGCGCATCACCACTTCAGCGATAACCGGCATGTTCAGGCGCTCTTTGTAGGCCACACCGGACGCTGCAAGATCGACGTTAACCTTATCCTGATCGTCTTTCGGCTTTGATGCGATATTGAATCTACTCATTTTTAATCGTCGACATATCGCACATCTAAAACTACATTTCCTTCAAGGTCCTTTCTCACAATATGGACATTTTCCTTAAATGGAGGCTTTGTCTGCTCGATAACAGTAACTGTGGCTGTGCCAATTTTGTTCTGATTATCGTCAAGGACAATGTAATTTCGGTCAATGCGGCTCGCTAAATGCCCCCTTCTGAAGGTACCGTCGTCCATAAGAGTGTAGCCAGCTTCAAGATTCATTTTTTCTTTAAACATAAAACCCCCTCGGTTATTTGAGGGGATTATAGATCACTTCTGCTGCGGTGATGCTGCTATCATCCGGCGATACACATCGTAAGTTCCGAATTGTTCATCACCAGCCTCAAGCATTTCATGGGTGGGTTCTTCTGGCACCAGCACCCAACCATCCTGAATCACCGGAGAGTTGCCGCAGCGCGACTCGGCATTTTTTGTCAAAGAATCCAGTGGTGGCGCGGTCTTGATGGTGCAGCGCGACTCGGCGTTTTCGGCACCCTGAAGCATGGCGGCGCACATTGCGTCATATTCAGAAATTGGCTGCAACCTGTATCCTTCAGGCACAGCTACCGGCGATGGCGGGGCGGCGCAATCACATGGAACGCTTATTGGCTCGCCCCAGGGTTGCGTACCGCCACTATCAGCCATGCCTGTGTCGTTGCATTTAGGGCATGGTCTGCCCTCAAGCGCATTCAGTAACGTACGGATCTCATGTTGTTGTGCTGCTATCATGGAATCTTTGGCTTCCAACTCATCTAGCAGTGCCAGCACGGTGGACGGGGTTAGAGCCTCATTGAATTCATCGCGATCATAACCCCAACTATCGGATTCTGCTCTCTCCGCCGCTTCACGCAGCTCCTGTTTGTTGATGTTGCTCATTGGGCGGCCTCCTGCATGGCTGGGTCTGCTGGTAAAGTCATGTGCGGCACCTCAATCAGTTCTGCCCGGGCATCAGCCGTGTTAAGCGCCATTAATGCGACGATTCGCTTCTGCTCAGGATCCATGCGCAAAGCCACCGTTTTACCGTTAAAATTGAAGAACACCGCAACGTTTTTGATATCTTCGATTTTCATACCCCTTCCCTCCCCCAAACCATCAATACTCGCTTCATCGCAGGACTGTTCCGGCACTCCTGAAATATTCCGTTAGTGCAGCTGCGCGCGGTGCCGTCCTGCTCTTCCGGCGTGGCCAGGCGATAAGTCACCGTTCGCCAGACCTTGCTCACGCGCACAATCTTCCGGGCCCGCTCCAGATCGATAGCGTTCTTCGTGATGCAGTTGATGGTGATGCCGCACTCTGTGGCCACATCCTTCGCGGTGAAGGTCCTGTGCGTTTCGAGATAACGCAGAATTGCCTGTTTGCCTTTCATCTCACACCATCCCGTTCGACTTGTTGCGGTTGTACTTCGCCTTAAGCAGCTGGATCGGCGTAGGACCATGCTCGGCGGCAGGTGCTGCAATTGCCCGGCGTACCGGCGGCACTGGCTTACCCTCGGTGACGCGCTTTTCCCACATGTCCAGCAGGTCGCCCGCCTCGCGTGCCAGCTCACCATGCGTTAACTGTCGCTCTGTGCTGCGGTGGCGCAGTTCAACGCAGATGTGGTACATGACCGGCTGTGACCAGGGGAATTGCTCGCTGGAGGTGAATTCGAACGAACGGTTACGCCAGTCCCAGTATTCGGCGATCACCTGGTCAACGGTGACGCCCAACGCCCCGCCACTCTGCTTGCACCAGGCAACAAACTGGCCCGGCGACGGCAGGAATGGACGCTCCTGGCGGCGGGCAATGCGCATACCGGCATCAACCTGAGCCATCGAGTGGATCCCGTTCTCCTGAAACGCCAGCAGCCACTGACGGCGGAATTCGTTCAGGTCGTCCTGGGTGCGGAAGTTCGCCATGCTTGCCGGGAACGCGGCGCGCAGTTCGTTGAAAAGCTTGTTGAATACCTGCGCTACCTGCTCGACCGGTGCACGTTCCTGGTACTGCTCTGGCAGGTTATGGGCCATGCGGCTCATCTGCTCGCGGTCGTGGTTACGCATCTGCTCTGCAAGAGATTTCATCGCATCACCTCATAGGCCCAGTCAGTGTTGTTGAAGTCCAGATCCGGCTTAGCGGCCGGTTTGCCGCGTACTGCCGCCTGCTTGTTCTGATAACTCAGCTTCTGGCTAGCAGTGATAAACCAATTTTTTGGCTTCTCATGCGTGAACTCGATATCCAGCTTCTGAAGTTCGTAATTCAGGTCTATCAGCGGGTACAGGCTTAACCATGCCTGGTAGTCCTTGTGGTTCAGCCGTACGATCTGGCCCTCGAATGCGTACCGACTCGATATTTCATGAATATCTGCATTGGCCTCTTCGCAAGACGCGTCAGCGGCTTGGGTGTTAACCAAGGAATCCGGATCAGGGATAGGGGAATCAGGAATCAGGTTAAGTGAATCAGCAGGATTTAAACTGTTCTTAACCTGTTCTTGCACCTTACTAACACCGTGCTTTTCTTGTGCTTCATTATTTTCAATTACTTGAGGCTTTCCCTCTTCTTCCTTTTCCTCTTTTGCATTTGAATTGCACTGTTCTTGTTCGGTGCCATTTTGGTTCTGAGACGGTTCTGGTATCTCACTTGCCGCTTCTTTGCAGTGCGGGTTCTGGTGCTTTTTCCAGTTAGAAACCTGAATGTAGGAATCGCCTTTTACCTGGTAACGATTGATGAATTTGTGCTGATGCAGCTGCTGCAACAAAGCGTCACAATCGACATCATCAAAAGGCAGCACCATGGCTTTAATTTTCTTAGGGCGGTCATCCAGGCGACCCTCTTTATCGGCGATAGTCCACAGACCAGCGAAGAGAATGCGCGCCAGCGGCTGACATTCTGCAAGCTCGTCGTTCGTGAAAAAGCCGGGTTTGATATTTCGCGATCTGGCCATTTAATACTCCACTGGTTGTTCTGGGCCGTAAATTCCACGTCTATCAAGCTCTTCTCTATAAGCCTGATATTCATTCATGGCTTCTTTTAGCGCCTGTTCATCAGCCGGTTCGATCGCATACGCATTTGAATCGTGCACAGCGATAACAACGCCGCTTTTTCTGCGGATATTGAAAATAGTTTCCGCACCGATTCGAATTAATCGCTCAGCAGCTGCAAGCTTGTCGCCGAAGACGCTAATCCCAATCTCATTAAAAAGTTCAGGTATATTGATTTTGCTGAGGCTCTCAAAAATGATGAAGTCGTGGTAAATAGCTATATATTCAGCTTTTTCACCGACCTGGCATTCACAGCTGCAAGAGCACGCATGAATAATTTCTTTCAAATCAAGCTGAAAAAATTCGCGAGACTCGTTTACTCTCCACTCCGACAAAGCATCATGAATCTCTTTTTCAGCTTCGAGCGGAGAATGGCTGTAGAAAGCCGCTTCAACCTTGAACGGAGCAGGAACACCAGTAGCTGATGAAAGTTCTCGCGCTCGAACTTCCGGGCTTGTTGTGGTCATTCCAATTTTGTAGATTCCAGGCATACATGGATTGCTTAACACGTATACCCACCCTTCCATTCTGAAGTCGGCTGGAACATCCATAGTCTTCAATACGCCGACTTGCTTTGTTAATGGCTCGAGATGCATAATTGCCTCTGTGAATTGATCCAATTAATTCCACCAGAAAGTCGGTTCTGTTCGCGCAGACCGGCTTTCGCCATTTTTGTAGTTCTCACATAACCCCCAGCATCGAAGTGACCATCGTCATCAGCGGCCCTGCCTGCTCCGGCATGAGGCGGAACAGCGACGCTATACCCTCGCTTACCTCTTTCAGCTTCTGATGCTCTGGAGCGTCCAGCAGCACGGCCTGCTTAGCTTCGGCACACTCTTTCATCGCGGATGCGATCAGCGACATCGTGTCGTTTTGCGGCGCCAGGCGGTTGCGGTACTCCAGCGGCAGGACCGACATGATTGCCGGGGCCAGCTGGCGAATGTTGTTGGCGGCGTATTCGGTGTCGCCATCAATCCAGCGGAATACCTTCTGCATCTGGCGGTGCGAGTCGGTCGGGATATCCAGCCCGGTTCCGCCGGTTGCCCGCCACTCTTCAACAATCAGCGCTGCGACAAATTCACGGCTGCGGCAATCAGCTGCCCAGGCGCGAACAGCTGCGCGGATCCCATCGATGTTTAACGCCCTGGAATCAGGTTCCCGGCGATTCTGGTAAATCATCGCCGTTGGCGAAAATTTGTTACCTTGTTGATACGCAAGTGAATGCATTGCTTTCCCTTTCGTGGTTAGGGCCGCCAATCAGGCGGCATTATTTTTTGGTGGGAACAACGCATCGAGAGATGTATTGCTCCCCAGCTTATTCATCGCGTCAACCAGGCGGCGGCACGAATCCAGGTCTGGTGCTCGTATGCCAGCTTCATAGTTAGCAAGGCGGGACTGGTTCCAGCCGCACGAACCTGCTAACTCTGATTGAGTGATGCCAAGCTTCTTACGTTCGTTGGCGATATTGTTCATGCTGATCCTTTCAAGAATGGTCACTCAGCATCATTAAACACAATTCGTGATTATTAATCAACACAATTCGTGTAAAGCTTTTTAACACGGCGCGTGATACAAAATGAGAATGAATAGAATCGAAGATATAGCGGGCCGCATTAAGCGACTTCGCGAAGATAAAGGGCTGTCACAAAAGGCTCTCGCAGAGCTTTGCGGGTGGGCCTCGCAGTCACGCATAGGGAATTACGAATCAGGCACCAGGAGCGTTAGCGTTGATGATGCAACTGTAATAGCTAAGGCGCTGGGGGTTGCGCCTGCCGAGCTGCTTTTTGGCGATGACTACAAAGGCCCTTACAAGCCAGGTGATAAATACCCAGTTATAAGCAAGGTGCAGGCAGGAGCATGGTGCGAAGCTGTTGAGCCGTACACCCTTAAAGATATCGACCTTTGGCTTGAATCAGATGCTCACATTCAGGGGGAGGCGTTCTGGTTGCTCGTTGAGGGCGAGTCAATGACAGCCCCTACTGGCTTGAGCATACCTGAAGGAACCTATGTACTTTTCGACACCGGTAGAGATGCGGTAAATGGCAGCCTGGTTATAGCTAAGCTATCCGATTCGAACGAGGCGACCTTTAAGAAACTGGTGATCGATGGCGCACAGAAGTATTTGAAAGGTCTCAACCCTCAGTGGCCACTTGTTGCGATTAACGGCAACTGTCGAATTATCGGTGTTGCTGTAGAGACGAAGCTGCGGCTGGTGTGACGGCAAGGTGTTCTGGTCGACGCATAGCTGGTAGCGGCCTGAAGAGACGTTTGGGTGATGAGAGAATATCTGATAGTAGGCGTGGTTACTTTGCTCTCGGTTGTTGCGATCGTGCTTATGGTGGCCTGATGAGACTTTTGGATAGAGACGAAGCTGCGGCTGGTTTAGGCTTGCACATAATTTCAACTTAAAAAAATAGGTGAACCAATGAGTAACGCAGTGGCATTAAATGAATTTGATTTTAACGGCAATGCTGTCAGGACTATGACGGATGATGATTCAGAGGTGTGGTTTGTAGCTAAGGATGTTGCAGATATCCTTGGCTATGCAAAGACAAATAATATGACAGAGCGTCTTGATGAAGATGAAAAACGGACGCTGTATATAGCAGCATCCCAGAATAATCAGACACTTATAAATGAATCTGGACTGTACAATGCCGTTATGGGCTCTCAAAAAGATGAGGCAAAGCAGTTTAAAAAATGGGTCACCTCAGAAGTGCTTCCCTCTATCCGCAAAACAGGCGGATACAAGATGGTGCCACAGACCTACGCGGATGCTCTTCGTCAACTGGCCGACCAGGCAGAAGCGGCAGAACGGGCTCAGATGATGCTGGAAAAGAAAGACGGTCAGTTCAAATCTGTACGCGGCGCTTTCGGCAATCACGTCATGCAGCACAACAAATACGTTCATAGTAAAGGCGAAGGATTTAGGCATGCCACGATTGCGCACGTAAAGAGCGTCATCCCCGGGAAGTATAGCTGGCAGACACTTGCCAACTACTGTGGCTATCACGGGTTGTCAGTTGAAATACTGACCCCACATTACCAATCAGTACCGCTGAACTCCTATCCCGCAGAGGCATGGATGGCAATCTATAACATCGACATCACCAAATTCTGATTTCTACTAAAACCCGGCCACCGCGCCGGGTTTTTTATTGCCCACCCATAAAGCTATCCCCCATTCTGCCGATAACTATCCAGCCTGAAGCTGATAACAATAACTATCGCAACACTACCTGCCCGCCCCGTGCGGGCTTTTTTTTATTGTCCCTTCGGCACTATATCGGCTGTATCCCTGCTCACGCCCTTACCTATCACGTTTCCCGTTTCCTTCCGGTACCGTTCCAGCTTGTCGATGATGTTTTGCTGGGTCATGGGTAAATCAGCCAGTGACAATTCCATCACCGCCCGCCCCATGGCGTGAATTTTCCTGCTTATACGCTCTTCATCCAGAACCATGCACATCCCTCCTGCTGTTTTTTTAAGCGTAGCACTGGTATTTAAAAAAATAAATTCCCTTTCAAATCAGCAACAACACGCTTTGTTGTCATCATTAATCACAATTCGTGTTGACCAATAAAACACAATATGTGATTATCCACCCATCGAAACGAAACATCGACAGCTGAGCGAAGTTAGCCAGCGGCGGACAGCAAGTCGCCTGCTTTTTAACAACATGCAGATTTACAGCGTCAATGACCTGTTAAGACCCCTACACGAAAACGTGCTGTATCACCGGGTGCGATCCGGTCGGTGAGAGAGTATCCCCGCGCGAGAGCGAGAACGGCGTGAGAACGGGCAACACTGGCAGGGAGTTGGCGCTGACCATTAGAGGGAATGTTTTGGGATTGGATGAATGCGCAGGCTGATGCGCTGAGACGTCAAGATGATGATGCTCAAGCTGCCTGGGCACGGTTCGCAAAGTGGTGAGAGGCAGGTTTACCTAGCGAGAAATCATCAATGCCGGGAGTAGTTCAGCGCCGGCCATCCAATCGCCAAAGCATTTCTCCCGCATCAGCGGGTAACGACAGAGCCAGCCTCAAGCACCGGACGCCGATGCTTGGTGATGGTAATACTGCCATCTCAACCGCACAGGAGACGATGATCCTGTTCTGGTTGGATTGGAAAAGTCTTCTTGGCCCGCCAGCGCGCGGGCATTTTTTTGGAGGTTGCATGTTTGCTACTGACATCTCACTGAAATACGGCACTCATCAGCCAGAGACGATTCTGGAAACAATGCCGATTGAAGAAGCCTCCGAAATCATCAAGGAGAAGCTTCGTGATGAAGTGCGCCAGGAACTCGAGTGCGAGTATGGCGATCGACTTTATGAAGCTGAAGAAGAGGCATCAAACTGGGAAAGCAGAGCTGACGACTATGAAAGCGATGCAACTTGCCTGGCTAAGGCCGTAAGAGAGGCTTTTGAATCCGCCAACTTTGAAGATGCAAAGGTAATCCTCGAGCGAGCGATGCACGACCACAAAGACTATTTCTGAAGACCCGCTCCGGCGGGTTTTTTATCGGCCATACCTCAGCTCATTCCAACGAGTGAGCGTGAGTTATGACAACCGGCGGCCATCCACCGCCCAATAGCGCAGAAGTCTTGTTTCAACGTTCAGAAGCCCAGCTTACGGGCGGAGTGATTATGCAAAAATTTATCGTTATCCAGCAGCACGCTTGGTCAAACGACCACGGTTACGGCATTGGTTATTCCTCAGATTTGGAAAGATTTGATAAGCGGGAAGTGGCAATTTCTCACGGATTTGAAGTAGCAGGTTGTGATGATTTCAATATCGGTGTTATCGCCGACGGCCGACTAGTGTCGCTCGACTGGATGGAAAAGCCAGTAGGCAACGGAAAAGGCGTTTCAGTTGAGAAGCTCCAGATTATCTCTGATGCCATTGGCTTGGAGGCCTCATGACAGTCACCCACAACGGCAAGCAGTACACAGCCAAAAAGCTCAACGATAACGAGTGGCAGCTGACGTCGGTATCGAACCCGCGTGAAAAGCTGACGCTGAACCGCTGGCACATGAAGCTGGCTGGACTCCTGGAACAGGTTGAGGTGAAGGCATGATCAACCACTACGGCACCACCCCGCTCATTCGCCAGTGCGTCACGCCCGGCATGATGGCATTGCATGAAGGCCGCACATATCGCGTCTCAGCAGTCATTCAGGAGCGCAAATGGGTATACCTGCACACTGACGCAGAAATAATCCGACTCAGTGACTGCGTGATTGACGTCCTTCTTGACGGTCACGGCAACCCTATCCAGCACTAACCACCCTATTCAACCGATCGGCCTGGCATTAAGCGGGCGGGATCTGCACATCCAAATTTCAGGAGAAACCATGAGCGAAGTAACGGATTTAGTCGTCATTGAGAAACAGAACGCAATGGCGGTATTCACCACCAAAGAGCAGCTCGACCCGATTATTGAGGCGATCGAGAAAGAAGCTCGCAGCCTAGTACCGGATGTGTCGACCCGTAAAGGCCGCGATGCTATCGCATCCATGGCGCATAAGGTTGCCCGCTCCAAAACCTATATCGACAACGCCGGCAAGGATCTGGTTGCCGAGCTTAAAGCCCTGCCGAAGCAGATCGACGAAAGCCGCCGCATTGTGCGTGAGCGTCTGGACGCGCTGAAGGATGAAGTGCGCAAACCTCTCACTGACTGGGAAAACGCCGAGTCGGCAAGAAAGGACGCATTGCAGCAGAGACTTAATGATTTGCGATCCTTGGCTGATGTGATTGATGGCTTGGGTAACTACCTGCCGTCAGTTGACATTCAGCAGCGCATTGAGTCAGCAAAAGCCGTTGCACTTGATGAAAGCTGGCAGGAAGTAGCGGCTGAAGCTGGAGTGGCTAAAGACGCCACCATCCAGCAGCTTGAATCTGCACTGATCGTCGCAAAGCAGCGTGAGCATGAAGCTGCAGAGCTTGAGCGACTTCGTAAAGAAGCGGAAGAAAAAGCTCGCCTGGAACGTGAGGAAAATATTCGCCGGGAAGCGGCAGAACAGGCTCGTCGTGATGCAGAGCAAAATGCGAAGGCTGAACTCGAAGCCGCAGCACGCCGCGAAGCTGAGGAGAAAGCGCGTGCTGAAGCTGCGGAGCGCCAGCGCATCGAAGCGGAACAGCGTGCGGCACGCGAGAAGCAGGAAGCCATCGCAGAAGAAAAACGCAAAGCGCAGGAAGAAGCAGATCGCATCAAGCGTGAAGCTGAAGCGAAAGAAAAAGCCCGCCTGGCCGAAGAGAAGCGCATCGCCGACGAACAGGCAAAACGCGAAGCTGACGTGAAGCACCGCAAAACGGTCGGCACCAACATCGTTAACGCGCTCACCAGCCACACCAGCTTAACCCGCGAGCAGGCTATCGAAGTGCTTACCGCTCTGAAAGATGACCTGATCCCCTGCGCGAAAATTCATTACTGAGGTGAATCATGAATATCACATGCGAGTGCGTAGACATGCGCACATCCGTCGGCCCCCATAACACCATCAAAGTTGAGATGGAAGGCGTTGTCCTGGCCGGCACCGTTAAAACCCGTGACGTACTCCCCCAACTCGACGGCGCAGAAGTCATCGAATGGCTGGCTGAGCAGGGTTACATCATCACTCATCAGGAGCGTGCAGCATGACGGCGGCAGAACGGTGGGATGAAGAGTCATTCCTGCGCCTTATGCGCGACGTGCTGCCGGAAAAGCCGGAGGGTGATGACGAGCCAGTTAACCTGGCTGCCGAGCGGCAGAACCCGATCATTAGTTGGGATGAATTTGCGGGGAACTACACATGACAGATAAAAAAGTATACGCCGCCATTAGCGGCGTTGCTTCAGCGCTGGCTGAGAAGGGTATCAGCAAAGAAAGGAAGCAAGGGAGTCAGGTCAATTACGCGTTTCGTGGTATCGACGACATTTACAACGCGCTGGCCCCGGAGTTGGTAAAAAACAAACTCCTGATCCTACCCCGCTACACCGAACGCACCAGCGTCGAGCGAACCAGCAAAAATGGCGGTGCGCTGTTCTACATCACGGTTCGTGGTGACTTCGATTTCGTCAGCACCGAGGACGGAAGCATCCACACCGTCACCACCTATGGTGAAGCGATGGATAGCGGCGACAAGGCCACAAACAAGGCCATGTCGATAGCATACAAATACGCGGCGTTTCAGGCGTTTTGCATCCCAACTGAGGAAACTGCAATCGACGCGGATGCCGAAACCCATCAGGTGCAACCGGCAGATGCCGATCAAATTCTCGCTGAATTTACTCAGTACGCCAGTACTGAAAACGACAGCAAAAAATTGCAGGCGCAATACGCGACAACATGGTCACGTCTGAATGGTTTTGCTGATCACCAGGCTAAATGCAAAGACGTTACTGGCATTCGACTCAAAGAACTTAAACAGGCGGCGTAAATGGCTAGCAAAGGCGTAAACAAAGTAATCCTCGTCGGTAACCTCGGGCAAGACCCCGAGGTCCGTTATCTTCCGTCCGGCGGCGCAGTATGCAGCCTGACGCTGGCGACATCGGAGTCATGGCGAGATAAAGCCACTGGCGAGCAAAAAGAGCAAACGGAATGGCACCGCGTCGTTCTGTTCGGAAAACTGGCTGAGGTAGCCGGGGAATACCTGCGAAAGGGTTCTCAGGTTTATATCGAGGGTCAACTTCGCACCCGAAAATGGACAGATCAGGCAGGCACCGAGAAGTACACCACTGAGGTGGTGGTAAACGTCGGCGGCACAATGCAGATGCTGGGTGGCCGTCAGGGCGGTGGAGCGACACCAGCAGGTGGCGGCCAACCGCAGAGCGGAAATCAGTTCAGCGGCGGCGCACGGTCTAGTCCTCAGCAGCAGTCGGCACCCACCCCATCAAACGAACCGCCAATGGACTTCGACGACGATATACCCTTTTGAAGCATCTCCCGGCCAGGAGGAGCCAATGAACAAATTTACCCCCGAGTATCGAAAATATCTTCTCCGGCCAATTCCTGACCGGAAGCTTTCACCCTCCGAGCGAGCCGATCGCAAAGAGCTTTACCAAATCATCCAGCAAGAAAGAGCCAAAGAAGATTCACCCCCTGCCCCACCCAACTACACGCCAGCTGACCCATACCTCAACGACAACCGCAAGGGCCTCGGCGGCGCTTCAAGGAGTGACTAATGACTCACGCTCACGACGACATCAGGGTTGGCACAGTGTGCCTTCCCTTCATTGGAAAAGGCTGGCTAATGCCATGGGGTGAAGTGGTCAGCAATCCATTAAAGGCGCAGCGGCTCGCTGAGGAATATCGGGAAAGGCAGGAGGCGGCATGATTCATTTTCACGGAGGACCGATTACGCCTGACACATGCGCGCTAAAGGCATGGAAAGGCAGACACGCCTTCATCTCCTTCGCTAACCCCGGCCAATTAGCCCTGGCCAGCGAAGTCACCCAGTCTTTCGCACTGGATAATGGCGCATTCAGCTTCTGGACGAAAAAGCGGGTTGTTAACTGGAATGACTACTACGCGTTTGTAGGCCGCTGGATGAATCATCCTCGCTTTTCTTTTGCAGTTATCCCTGACGTGATCGGCGGGACCAGTGAAGAGAACGACGCGTTAATCGCCGAGTGGCCGCACGGCAAAGTAGTCGGCGCGCCGGTGTATCACTTCAACGAGCCTGACGAGCGTTTCATCCGCCTGTGTCATGAATTCCCGCGGGTATGCATTGGTTCAATGGGCGAGTATGACGCTAAAAGACCAAAGGACTGCGCCGCGAAATTGCGCGACATGATTCGCCATGTTGTTGATGAGAATGGCTACCCAATTACCAAGTTGCACGGTCTCCGCATGCTGAATAAGGACCTCTTTATGCAGGTTCCATTATCGTCGGCTGACAGCACTAACGTTGCCAGGAATATCGGCATTAACAAGTCGTGAGATAAATCAGCCTACGCGCCGGCTAGCAAAGAAACACGCGCTGCGGTGCTGGTCGAACGCATTGAATCCTTCAACTCTGCAAGTTCGCTGAATTACGACGCAGAACGTGATCGGTTCACGCCGCAACTTGCTTTCGAGGTGTAATTCAATGATCGGAAAATACTCTCTTATCTATGCAGATCCTCCCTGGTCTTACGGCAACACCATCAGCAATGGTGCCGCTGCCGACCACTATTCCACCATGAAGCTAATCGACATCAAGCGCCTACCAGTCTGGGAACTTGCCGCCGAAAACTCGGTGCTGGCGATGTGGTACACCGGCACGCATAACCAGGAGGCTATCGAACTTGCCGAGGCTTGGGGCTTTACCGTTCGCACGATGAAGGGCTTTACCTGGGTGAAGCTGAATCAGAATGCCGAACTGCGCATCAACAAGGCGCTGGCCGAGGGTGAAGTCACCGACTTTTACGACTTCCTCGATCTGCTTAACGCCGAGACGCGCATGAACGGCGGCAACCACACCCGGGCCAATACCGAAGACCTACTGATCGCCACCCGCGGCGCCGGGCTGGAACGTAAGCACGCCGGGATTAAGCAGGTTGTCTACAGCCCGCTCGGCCAGCACAGCGAAAAGCCGTGGGAAGTACGGCACCGGCTGGAGCTGCTTTACGGTGATGTGCCGCGCATTGAGCTGTTTAGCCGCAGCGCGGCGCCAGGCTGGCATCACTGGGGAAATCAGGCTGAATCACCGGATGTTGAGCTTTTCCCAGGTAACATCCAGCCCATCCTCAAAGACGGATGGAGGGCAGCTTGATGCACACGACTCCAGAAAAAGACAACGCCATCCGCGCCGCCTGCCGCCGCTGCACCGAAGAAATCCAGCAGGCCATGCGCAAGAAGCCAAAGCCAAACTGGAACGAAACGGTGCCTCCCATCATCAACAAGCATCACAAGAAAATTGAAGCTCTGGGAGTTAGCCTCCTGGAGTTCGTCGTATACACAGGCAGGCTTAATCGCCGCTTCGGAGTTGAATCGTGAAGGTTGAAAAAAGCGATGTTCTGGCGTTTACCATTTCAGATGTTGAACGCCTCGACCCGGTTAGGGTGATGATTGAAAACTATGAGCCCGGTAAGGGTCGCATCACCATCACCTGCTTCGGTAAGGCGTGGACCGGTGCCTGGCTTGCTATGGGCGGTGATACCGTGCAGGACTTCATTAAGCGCGTCAGCAATGAGTACCTTATCGGCTATTTCGATCCGCAGCTGCAAAGCACAATAGATGATGACAATGATGCCAACCTCGCTTTCGTTAAGGGTGAGATTATCCGGCTGCGTCGTGAGCAGGAAATTGACGGTAATGAAGCCCGCACAATGTGGGATGAGGCTGAAGATGCTGAAGATGTGAAGGCGAGCTGCTGCAATTATCTCGTTGGCGACAAGCTGCTTAACCTGCTAGGCGATGATCCATGGTACGCAAAATGGCCGTCAGTGCCGAACCATCATTATCAGTACCTCGAACGCATCATTGATGCAGTGCGCGGTGGGCTCGCAAAGCTGGAGCGTGCGGCATGAGGAGAACTATGAGCACCATTCAGGACATCCGAAACCAGCTATCAACCCTGGTCACCGAGGCGCACAAGGTTGCATGTGCCCTCGATATAGGTGATGAGCGAACCGAGGCTTTCGAGCTATACGAAGCGCTTCGTCGACTTCAACGCCAGGGTGCCGCTGGTGAAATACTTTCCGCAACAAACCCACTCCTCGCCTCGCCATATTACGACGAGGGCTGGGACGAAGACGAAGATGACTGAAGCAACTGATAGCCAGTTATGAGCTGGCTATTGGGTGCGAAAGCACCGCCTCACATCCCTTGATGTTATTGCCGCCTACGGGCGGCTTCTTTTTGCCTGGAGAAAACCATGAGCGACATTATTCAGTTGGTACCGAATAAATGGGTCACAGAGGAACTTTTAACTGCGACAACCGGCATGTCAAAGCACATGATTCAGCATGCCCGCCGGTCTACCTGGATGGAAGGAAAGCATTATCGCCATGTTGCCCCTGATATGGCACCTAAGCAAAACAGCCCAATCATGTATAACCGCGATGAGATAAACCACTGGATCGAGCACCAAAGCCCAGCGAAACGCCGGAGAATATCTGCTTAAATGTCCTTTGGCACATCAAACGAGGAATGATTATGGCAGCATACCCAACAGGCGTAGAGGTTCATGGCGAATCGTTACGCATATGGTTCATATATCAGGGGAAGCGTGTCAGGGAAAATCTCGGCGTTCCTGACACGCCAAAAAACAGGAAAATGGCAGGCGAACTTCGGGCTTCAGTCTGCTTTGCGATAAAGACAGGCACATTCAATTATGCCTCGCAATTCCCTGATTCATCGAACGCAGAGAAATTCAGCACTGTCAGAAAGCAAATCTCACTACTTGAACTGAAATCGAAATGGCTTGGGCTTAAAGAGATGGAGCTTAGCCTCGGGACGTTGAGGCGTTACGATTGCCACCTCACAACCACTATCGAAACAATTGGTGAGCACAGGTATATCGGCAGCCTGAACACTGAAGATATCCTTAGCGCCAGGAAGGAGCTACTGAACGGCTGGCAGAAGACCAGACATGGCCTAAATCATCCACCCAAAAAGGGAAGAAGCGTTCCTACAGTCAATAGCTATATGGCATGCCTTGGCGGGATGCTGAGCTTTGCTTTCAAAAGTGGCTACCTGAAAACCGATCTGATGGCAGGTATTACCCCTCTCGCAAAAGAAAGACCCATTCCAGATCCTCTTACTTCTGATGAGTATCAGAGAGTGGTGGCGGCCTGCCCAACACTACAGTTTCAGAATATGGTTATCTTTGCGGTAAATACAGGCGTCAGGCATGGCGAACTAAGCGCGTTATCCTGGGAGGATGTGGATACTGTCAACTGGACTGTTACAGTGTCACGGAACTATTCCCTGAAGGGAAACTTCACCCTGCCAAAAACCAACGCCGGGATTCGAACAATACAGCTGACCCAGCCAGCAATTGATGCACTCAAGGCGCAAATGCCACTGACCAGAATGATGGCATCCCACAAGGTAAGCGTCAGCCTACGGGAATACAAAAAAAAGAGAACCGATGAATGCACCTTTATATTCTCGCCGTCCATTACTTCAATGAACGGTAAGAAGACGATGTGCTACGTCCCCGGATCCATTAATTCAGCCTGGCGCACTGCCCTGCGTCGTGCAGGCGTCCGACAAAGACGGTCTTATGAAACCAGGAACACATATGCGTGCTGGGCACTGGTCGCCGGAGCGAACCCAAATTTCGTTGCGCACCAGATGGGCCATTCGTCAGCGCAAATGCTATTCACGGTTTACGGTAAATGGATGACCGAGAATAACCATGACCAGGTGGGCATTTTGAACGCATCATTTACTCAAAATGCCCCACCGATGCCCCATAGAAAAACCGCATAACCTTAACTATCTGATTTAACATATTAATATCACTTCAATCATGATTCATCTGGATGAGTAAAGTCGGCTCCTTTGCGTTTAGCTTCCTGCCCGTGATGTTCTGTATTGCTATCCCGCTGGGCCTGGCGCGCGAAAATAAAGGCGTCGCGGCGTTTGCCGGGTTTGTGGGTTACGCCGTGATGAACCTGGCGGTTAACTTCTGGCTGACCGCGAAAGGCATTCTGCCGACCACCGACGCCGCCGTGCTGAAAGCCAACAACATTCAGAGCGTGATCGGCATCCAGTCTATTGATACCGGGATCCTCGGGGCAGTGATCGCGGGTGTGATTATCTGGATGCTGCACGAGCGCTTCCACAATATCCGGCTGCCGGATGCCCTGGCCTTCTTCGGCGGTACCCGCTTCGTGCCGATTGTTACCCTGGTGGTGATGGGCCTGTTTGGTCTGATCATTCCGCTGATCTGGCCGGTCTTCGCGATGGGCATCAACGGCATCGGCCGCATCATCAACGGCGCGGGAGATTTCGGTCCGATGATCTTCGGCACCGGCGAGCGTCTGCTCCTGCCGTTTGGCCTGCAGCATATCCTGGTGGCCCTGATTCGCTTCACCGAAGCGGGCGGTACGATGGAGGTATGCGGTCACGACGTGAGCGGCGCGCTGACCATCTTCCAGGCGCAGCTGAGCTGTCCGACCACCCACGGCTTCTCGGAAAGCGCCACCCGCTTCCTGTCTCAGGGTAAAATGCCTGCCTTCCTCGGCGGCCTGCCAGGTGCCGCGCTGGCGATGTACCACTGCGCGCGCCCGGAAAACCGTCATAAAATTAAAGGCCTGCTCATTTCCGGCGTGATCGCCTGCGTCGTGGGCGGAACCACCGAGCCAATCGAATTCCTGTTCCTGTTCGTCGCACCGGTGCTGTACCTCATCCACGCGGTGCTGACCGGTCTGGGCTTTACCGTGATGGCGGTGCTGGGCGTGACCATCGGCAACACCGACGGCAACGTGATCGACTTCGTGGTGTTCGGGATCCTGCACGGCCTGTCCACCAAGTGGTACCTGGTGCCGGTCGTGGCGGCTATCTGGTTTGCGGTTTACTACGGCATCTTCCGCTTCGCCATCACCCGCTTTAACCTGAAAACGCCTGGCCGCGATACCGATACGGCGAGCAGCGTTGAACAGGCGGTTGCCGGGACCGTGGGCAAATCCGGCTACAACACACCGGCCATTCTGGCGGCGCTGGGCGGTGCGGATAACATCACCTCGCTCGATAACTGCATCACCCGCCTGCGTCTGTCGGTGGCGGATATGTCAAAAGTGGATACCAACGCCCTGAAAGCCAACCGGGCCATCGGCGTGGTACAGTTAAATCAGCACAATTTGCAGGTGGTTATCGGCCCGCAGGTCCAGTCGGTGAAGGATGAGCTGGCAACCCTGATGCGAACAGTTGAAGCCTGA